AATAAGGCAGAGATGGCAGCATTTACTTTTTGGGGTGTATCCATTCTATCCAAGCCTTCCCATTTAGAAGGATGCTCATGGGTATCCAGAATCAAGACACGATTGCCGGCCATTTTGCGCCGATGTGCTATCTGCCTTTCCAGGCTGGTTTTACCTAACCCAGTGCCACCGTAGATAAGTACATGCGGGTATGTGTCTATCAGAGTAAGTAGGTCTAATTCGCCCTGTAGAGGCATTGTAGTGACTTGTGAGGCGATTTGATGCGGCGCGTGTTCAATGATATGCGCTTGTGTCTCAAATGGCTCTGGTCGGCGCAGGTGGGAATTGACGCGCCATAGGGGTTTGCTTCGGTCGAGTAAGGCATACTCGATAGTTTTTTTACCGTTGCTATCCTTGACTTCCTCCCGAATCCAGACATCGGCATGGATGATATTCGCATCTAATTCGGCGCGCCGACGTGATGCTTTTTTAGTTAGCAGAACTTCCTTAGCTAAAAGGCCAGCTAATACTGCAAATACGATTAACGATATTGCCAAGATACCTAGCACAAGCCTGGCGAAAATAGTAAATTCGCTCTGCGTAGCCGGCAATATGCCAAAGGATAGCAATAATAGCAATCCAAATATTGATATGTAAATCCTTGTCTGCCAACTCATCAGGATAGTTACCTTTTTCCCAATACGAGATGCGCTGCTTTCGTTGCATGTAATCGAGTAGCACCATGCCGGGAAATGCGAATAGGAATATCACGGCTATATCGGCTATGACGTGCTGGGCCAGCATCGGCGTATCCCATCTTAGCCATGCCTCAGCTAACCCTATCCACATTACTAATTGCTGGCCGATGAGACTCCATACCTGGAAGTACACGGGTAAGCGAATGATGACCAACGCCAGAATGATACTTGTTACTCCAAAGAAAACAGCGACATACAAAAGTGGTAAATCCAGCATAATATCCTCCCAAATATTGATTGATAGCTTTACCTCCCTAGTTTATACTTGTACCTGGTTTTAATGCAACCCTAATCCCCATGCCAGTGAACTAATACGGATACCTAAAATCACACTGCCAAATTGATAAGCCTCAGTAACATCGTTTAACCATAGGAGCACGGGTGCTAACACGCGAAGTAGTACAAGTAACATTCCAACCATTATAATGAGCGATTGAATAAGCCGTATCAATTGCCCGGTATCATCACTGACAATCATGCTGCCAACGAATCTAATTTCCTGTAGGAATGTTGTCATACCATTACCGATTCCCGTTCCCTAATAAACATAGCGCCGCGCTCCAGTGCGTCGGCTATTTCTTTGTATAGCGTAGCTCGTTCACGTTGCATGAACGTCGCCATTTTGCGCCGATCCTGCGCTAGTTGCTCTAGTAATAAAGCGCATGCTTCTCGTTCCTGAATAACTGCTAACTCAACTTCGTTCACCTTTCTTTTCCATTTCTACGCCGGTAACTTCCCCAAGTTCACATGGCAACTCCACTTTAGCTATACCCCCATAAATCAGACTCCCCAAATTGTAACGCTGTAACTTGTCCAGACGTGGAATAATGATTGTGATACCTTCGACTTCGATTACCAAGTCTGGATTACTGCCCCGTTTAGCGTTCATTGATATTTTGGCTATTTGCATATCTCCCTCACTCAAACGGAATATTATCAAGTATCACGGTGATACTCAGCATGATGATTGCAACTAGGATGAAGGCGAGGCTAAACATTAGTGTTTACCATTATTCAGTGCCTTTATATCACTTCTAACAGTTGAAATGCTAACGCCTAACTCACCGGCTATTGCCTTTTGTGTATGCGACTCTAGCATCCCTGCTACTTGCTGACGACGGGTAGTTATCGGATCATCAATAGTTTCTTGCAGAGTAGTTACCTGTTGTGTTAAGTTCTGTACTTTGTGGTTACGGGTGACGCTATTTTTAAGCTGCATCATTAACACTTCGAATGATAGGAGTAGTGATAGAGGGGGTACACAAGTAACAATGATTCTGGTAGTGAGTGGTAATAGCAGTTGTGGGTATGCGTGAATGATGTTGAATAGCATGGTTGCTATTACATACCCGGCAACCATTGACCATAATTGCCATGTGGATTCGCTATGCAGGTATGCGACAATGGCGCATAGGCTAAAAACTACTAATGGGAAGTCAACTAGCAGCGGCCAGATATAGGCCAATTGTATACCATTAGATAGTGCTACCTGATATAGTGCATTATAGCTCAGGATAAATGAGCCAAGCGCAACAAGGAATACTAGCAAGGCAGTTAGCCAGGCTATGAGTTTAGTTAGATTCATTATGCTTCTCAGCTTCCTTCATAGTAGTCACCATCTGGCACTGTACCCACGCCGGCGCACACTAAACACATTCCTGTCTGCAAGCACTCTTTACATCCCTTACCTCTACAGCGTGGACATTTACCTTTACCGCTACAATTAGGACAAACTTTGGTTACGTTCATCTCGCTTCTTTCGTCCTTCCTCTGCTACCCTCTCTGAGATGACTTGCAGGATAGTTAGAGCGCCGTGTGTTTTACATAGATAGCCGGTGGGAGTCGGTAAAACTGGCTCAAAACAAATCGGACAATGTAATTGAGGGACTCTTATTTCTTCATCATGTGTGAGGTTAGTCATCTGTCATCCTTAACTAACTGAATCTCAACTCGATAGCCAAAGTAACTGGCTATCTTTGCGATTGTCCTTATAGTAGTCGATTCAGGTATGCCCGTTTCTCTAACAACTTTGTAAAGTGTATTGCGTGGCATACCTATTTTATCAGCTATCCGATATGGCGGTTCGCCGTTTAACAACTCTCTAATGGGATTCATCAAAGGTATCTTACCATGTCTCATAAGATTTTGCAATATACTTTTACACTTTTTAATGTAAACTGACTAGCTAACCGTGTAGTATTTAATTATGAATGATGGTACACTAGAATGTATGATAAGACAGCCGTGTAAATCTATCTACGCTTATCACAGGGCGCAATATCCGGGTAGAGGACATGGCAGGATATAAGCGACTTGAGAGACAGTTTATGCAACGGATAGCTTAGTTAGCTGGCTTATTCGTGACAAAAATTGCAGACCGATGCTAGTACAAGCCGGATATGCTAGTGAGCGAGACAGTCCACTTAGATAAATGTTTCTAAGCCTCGTTAAACGTAGGACCTGCTAACTTACGAGCCAATGTATGAATCTAGCTTGACGGTAAGCCAGCTAGTAAACTCTAACGAAAGGAGAATCAACATGGACTACTTAATTGACCCGCTGCCGGATGGCCCGGATGGTGACGAGGATGAAGGCGACGACGGCGGAAGCGAAGGGTAGTAAAATTAAGAGGCAGGATAACTGCCTCTTTTTGATTCCCATGCTATTGTTGCCAGTCTCCAGGCCAAACCGGGGCTAAAAATATACACATCTTGAACCGGCCATTGTAAAGCATAACAATAATAAAAGAACAAATATAAACGTTTCATTTTACCTTTACCTGCACTCGGCGCGTAGCGCCGACAGACTCTTATTAATCATGATTCATGTGCTTCGCACTCAACCACACCTCAAAATATTCTAATGCATCGTCATCCTCAAATTCATCGTGCCAAAATTCGCCATATACTTTACGCATGTAGGTTCTTGCCGCTACCATTTTGCGTCGTTCTTCATCGGCTATCGGGTGGCACGTGACACAGAGTACCTGCAAGTCGGCAAGCTTCTCTTTGCCAAGTGAATCATAGTGCAAGTGGTGTACTTCTAGCTGGCGCACCGATCCGCATAACTCACACTTACGACCCACTTGTTTGAATTTGCGTTGGCGCTTGCGCCGCCAGGTGTCGGATAAAAGATAGGCGAGGTACTCAGGGGTATGGCTAAAGTTCATGTTTTTAGTATATTTTTGGGGACACATATTGTCAATTTTGGGGACACTGGGGACACATTTACATTGTTAAAGTTATATCCTTCACAAAGTTGGGTAGTTTTTGGTTATGCGAATAATGGATTTTGGGGACACATTTTGGATTTTGGGGACACATTTGGGGACACATTTATTATGCGAAGTTTACAATAACTCTTGACTGAATTAGTATTTGGGGACACAAGAGACACTAGAGACATACATTTTATAAAATACTCATGTATATCGTTTTTTACTGTAAGCGTTAAGTAAAAAGTGCCATTTTTTATATATAGTGTTTGCAGGGTCAAATTAGTGTCTCTTGTGTCCCGGATGTCTCCAAATTAAAACTTAGCTTGTTTTGGCTGGTTCGGGTCATACTTGGACAACTTACTTGGAGCAAGTTTCAATCTCTTGATAATCCTAATCGTTCTGGTAGCTTTATCTTTTCCATAATAAAACTTAAGTGCTTCCATTTCTGACTTGAAGCTGCGATTAGACATCGGCTTGTATCCGTTTAGCATTGCCCATTGTTTATATCTATTGTAAACCTCTGCTGATGACTCCTCTAATCCTTCAATTATCTTTGGATCAATACCATCTGGCGCGTTCATCCAAGTCATTTCGGCTTCATCTTCGATGAACAGCCGGATCGTGTTAGATTCTAGTTGTAATCCTTCTTTCATCCTCTCAACTTGCTTGCAGCAGCTAAACTTCTGATTACTTCTAAGCCGGTGCAGACCAATTAAGCACCAGTTAAAAATGCCGCTTAACTCTTTAGTGAGTTTCTCTTTTAGGTCAGCTATACGGTTGCCGTCATCAAATGTCCGGTTAAACGGAATCGGCTTCATGCTGCGCCAAAAGCCATGTGACGTATCCGTAATAGTCGGCAGTCGATTCATACTCCACCATAACTTTGCTTGTGGATAAAGAACAAACGGTTCACGTCGAATCTGGCGCACCGGAGTCGGATCGCCATGTACCAGCGCTTTTATAACTCCGTCCTCCACCATGTTATCATGCGTGTTCGCTTCGCTGCACATAGCAATACGTTTACCTAGCAAGCCGGCAAGTTGGTACTTCTCTCTCTTTAATATATTAAGGTCGATATAGGTAGCAGCAGCGCCACCAAGCTGAGTAAGAATATGAAAGAGTACCCCTTTGCCATTCTCGCCTTCGCCAATGCACCAAAACATCACCTGATAACTTACATCGGTAGTGAGTGAGTAGCCGATAACCTCTTGGATGAAGTACAAAAGCTCTTGGTCCGTTGTTTTACCGGTTAGGTCGGTAAACGTTGTTTGGATGTACAGATTCCAAAAGTCGCAGGTAGCATGCTCATCATATTCAAATGGCAATTGCGAGGTAAGTAGCAGCGCAGGGTCATGGGGAATCAAAGAATTAGAATCTAAATTATAAATGCCGTTTTTAAGATTGATTAGATTCGGATAGTTGTCTAGCTTCTCCTCTGAGATGCTTATCGAAGCGCGGATAAAAGACATGATACTGCGGCGTGCGCTATCTGTGGGATCAAATATCCAGTCTGGCATTGTCTCAAATTGTTCCATAATGCGCCAGACTTCCATTTCAATTTCAAAGTCTGGCACCGGGGACCAGACGCCATCGGCATATCTATGCCAGTATCCGCGTGAATACAGTGTGTTTTTCTGGTATCTACTTAAGTATACTCTACCTAGTTCGGTGTGAGTTACTTTTGGCGGCTTAACTGTGGCTTGCTTTTTAGCTGGCTGTGGATTAGTGGTTGGCATTAGGACTCCTTTCGGAGAGTTAGTTCATACGATACTTTGGGACTCTTGTCTTTTCTAAACTCGTAATAAGATCGAAGGGAGATATTTAATTTAACTAATCTTTCAATCCATTTTCTATCCTCTGCCTCTTCTGCCCAATCTTTGATATGCTTTTTGAGCAGATTCAAGTCGCAATCAAAAATATCGGTCTTGCCCCAAACCTTCGCTTTTTCTGGCTTTCCCTTTTCTTTATACCAGACAACGATAATAGTGAAATCCTCTTTTTTGGATAGGGCATCAAACATAATTGTTTGTCCTTCAGGTACAAAGTACGATTCCCGTTCTACTATTGTCGTTTTTCCGTTGACCGTTTTTAGTTCAACTTTGGTTTCTATCCGCTTAGTTTCAAGAATGAAGATACTGCCATTCCTTTCGATAATGCCATCTAAATCAGAGAATTTAATCTTACCGGGTAAACAGTCGTTAAAAATGTCGTAAGGCCATAGAGTACTGACAAAAACTTCCAGGTTTCTGATATTGCCAAGTTTTTCATTTAATGGACACTCAGGACAAATCATCTATTGCCTTCACAATCCGGCCAAACTGCCTAAAATTTCTAACAAAGGATTCGACATTTTTACCGAAGTAGACAAAGACACTACCATGTGTTGACCCTTTGGCTACGCTGTGAGAAGTAACAAAGTTTATGCGGTGATTAGTAAAGCAGAGGATGTAATTCCAGCATGGTGCAAACCATGCCGTTTCAGTTGAATTGCTATTGACCAAAAGAATTGCCTCGGTCGTGATTCCGTTTTCGTATTGCTGGACAAGTCTAGCAACAAAATCACGGGCTATACCACCATAGGGGGGATTCAGCCAAACTCTACCAGGCCAATTGTACTCAAGGCCATTATTTTTCTTAGTGTAGAAAATATTAGCTTGCACAGTCTCATTAGCTAATTCACTGCTGGCCGGGTCTATATCTATCTGGCCTAAAACAGCGCGGGCGGATTCGATATATTCTTTTGGAGTCCACCATTCATTAGTAGACTTTGAGGATATGCGTTCAATGTCTTTAGCGTCACCTGAGTTATAACGAAGCAAGCCGATAATAGTTAATTCGCCATCGAGTGATGCATTAACAAGATATAAAAATTCTTGTAAGATGTCTTCGGGAACGGCTAAAAGTTTACGGCACCGATGAATCTCTGAAGGGTCAAATTCAAAATCAGCAGATTTCAAGTTTGCATCATGCAAACTTGATTTTCTATTCCCTCCATGTCCATTTAATTCCCCTCTGTCTTGCATTTCGTTATAGACTTCAGCCAACCGCTGGTCACAGCGAATACAACCCAAAGCACCTTGATTCTGTATTTCTCTGTTCCCCTGGCGTCTACCGTAAACCTCTATGGCGGCGGCCTTACCTCGCAATTCTTTTATTTCATCGGGTGAATTTACTTTAGCTAATGCTTGCTTGATGTTATCAATTATCGCCAGTTCCATTTGTAGTCCTTTCTGCAAAACAAAAAAGGTAGCACGCAACGAAGCGCCTACCTTGACATATTACTTAAAAAATGTTATGATATTTGTGAAGTGGGGCACTTTAAGACTCCTTTGACTTGAGACGAAGAACCGACCGGGCCAGCTAAACTCAGTCGGTTTTTTGTTACCTCTATCTTACCACGATACGAGTTATTTGTCTATCAGTAGCAGCGTCTCGACTTGTGCGCCAAGCAAACCAGGTGTGGCAGTTGTTACGGCTTGCCCGCCTGTGGCCCGTGCCAGCTTCTCCAAAAAAGCGCGGCCCCCCTCGGTATCCGTCTCCGGCCCACAAAATATGGTATCTATCTTGTTCTTAAATTCACGTGCGATTCTTAGCGTCTCACTTGCGTCATTTGGCATGCCGTCCGAGATAAGAATTATCTTGCTACCGCAATCGTCGGCGGCTTGAATATAGCGCAATGCGGCGGCCATATTAGTTGAACCACCGCAATTCAGCGGCACACCACCCGGCGCAAATATCGCGTAATCGGCAAAACAGAACAGCGCAATCTTGCCCTTGTGCGTTGCTTGTAAGCGAATAATATCATCTTCTGCGACTTGTTCGCGTGACTTGCCACCTGGTGCATCATGGCTCGACATACTACCGGACATGTCCAAGAGTATTAAAACGTCGCAGTTAAGAAAACTCTCTGCTAGTCCGGTGTTATTTTGCTGTGCTATCTGCGACAGACTACCTACTACCACTTGATTGCTCATATCCACTCCATTTCAAATTTATCACTACCGTTAGGCCAATAACTAACCATGCTCAATCCTGCCTCATTCGTGATATTTTGCCACGCCAGAATCTTGGCGACGGTAAAGCGGCCGAGCGATTCGATTCCTTCGCAGGTAACGAAGCCACAACGAGTAGGCGGCTGCCAACCATAATGCTCCACACTTTTGCGATTCTTAGCATATTTATTTGCGTCACGCTCAAACATCAGTGCAGCATTATATTTGCGTCGCTGTTGTTCATCATTCAGCACTTCATAGGCGCGTTGAATACGGATAAACTGCTCTTGTGCGTCTGGCTCTTTGTTCACGTCGGGATGCCATGTACGTGCTGCCAGTCGGTGCGCTTTGCGGACTTCATCAGGTGTGGCGTTTCGCTTGATACCTAGCACAGCGTAAAGCGTTGGTGCTTCATCGGGCTTGGCGTCATCAGCAGTGAACCACTTGCGAAGTACATTGGCGGGGAAGATAACACCCCACTCGCCATTTGCGAATCCGGTGGCAGTTTGCGAGCCGTCATCACGTTCACGAATAGAGCCAATATACTCAACTTTGAACATGCGCGTTATCGGGCCGGGATCGCGGAAGGTGATTTGACGTGGCACGTTTAGTTCTTGTCCCAAGTGGTGCTTGACAAGAGTTGCCACATCACTACCCCACATGTACTTAATGCGCCAGACCTTGCGGGTATTGTCCCATTGGCGGTCGTGGTAAGGTAATGCCTTGATACCCTCAACTAACCCGCGATTAAACGGGCTAGTGAGGATTAAGTCGCCTTTGTCAAGCGTCAAATTAGCTTGTTGGGGTTGTCTCATTTTTTCCCCTCAATCCTTCGAGGTGTTCTTTGTATTGAGATTGGAAGTCCTCTTAGGTATTCCTCTGATACGCCTATATCCCGTTTTGAAACAGGCTTTTCCGCTTTACACTTGCCACCCTTCCACCTGTGAGGGAATGCATACCCGCAATTCGTACAAAAACAGGTAATTGTGTTACGCTTTATCTGTCTCATTATTCATTACCAGCTTTCCACTTGTAACCAGCGTATGAACCGTTGCATTGATTTGCTCTGGCGTCAAGGGGAATTGCCCGCCATTCGCCGCCATGATTTCTTCTTGGTTGGCGACTTCGATTAGACGCGCCACATCAAAGCCGTAGCTAGGAGCCTCTGTAGCTGACTGTGGCGGCATTTGAGGCGTTTCCAGGGGAATCGTGGTACTTGGTACGTCTTGCGGCACTGGCGTCTCTGGTGGCATTTCAATGACATAATTCGATGTTATTACTTGCCCGTCAGGGGTAATGTCAGCGCCCAATTCATCGGCCCGTTTCATCCCCAAAGTAACATCAGGCCATACCACATCTTCAGTGAATCCCATAGCTCGCCAGTAGCAAACATTTTCAGGGTAATTTTTCCAGTTATCTTTGTCAGCTAACTTTTGATTACCCTTAACCACGATTCGCCGCGCATCTTCCATAGTGAATCGTCGTGTCGCCTGTACGCCATTCTTACGCTTCATGGTGATTTCCCATCCGTAGAAGTCGCCGTTTGCATCCGTCATGCGCTTTTCGATGTACCCGTCAAATTCAAGATGCGAAACGATAAGCGCCCAAGCTAGCGCAGGTGCTAGACTAGGTTTACCTTCGATAATGTAAATGTTACTGAGTGCAGCTATGCTAGACACGCCTAATTCACGGCCCGCATGAGCCTTAAGCGTTGCCTCGTACATGTTGCCAATTCCAGCACGGGCGGCATACTCACCAAACTCTTTGTCAAGCTGCCATTCTTCCATAATGGAATTTGAATGAATAGTTAAAGCGTTTTCATTTGTCATCTGATATTACTCCTAAAAGCTGATTTGAATTTAAGTTTAATAATTCACGAATATTTGATTTTGTCTTTGCGCCGATTCCCTTTACCTTACATTCAGGGTCAATGAGGCACAAAAGCGCGTCTCTCAAATTGCGTTCTTTCAAAAGTTCCAGGGCACGTTCTCGTCCCACGCCTGGCAAGCTTGCTAGAATCCGTTGGTCATCTGGCATTGCCAGGCCAGTGCGTTGCGGCAAAAAGACGTGCTGTGTTCGTTTGCGGTTAGCCAACCAGATAAGCGTGGTGCATAAGTCTGCGTCGTTTTGCGCATGCACCACGCTTACGCCTAACTCTTGACATTGTAAGAGTGCGCCTTGCACCGACCTAAAGTTCCAGCCGGTGCCGGCAATCTTTCCGGCAATATCCCAGGTGAGTTGTCCCATTATCAGCAGGTAGCACCATGCCGACTCAATTCGCATCTCAGCGCATTGATTAAACAAACGGCCATCAGCAATTGAGGCAAGTAGGTCGGCTGGTTCTTTGCGCTCGATGATTATGTCGTCCAGGTGGATGTCGCCCGCTGGCAAAAGCTGAATTTCTGGCTTGCCCAAAAGGGGGTGACTGGCTATCTGGCTGGCTATGTGGGGAGGTTCACGGCTGTCAACTAGAATTCTCAAAATGCAATCTCGCTTAACTGCCCCTGAATCTCATCCCCTTCGATGTCAAGGTAGTTATTCATCCCAATGAGTACGCCTTTAATCGCCGCTAGGTCTTGCCCGTACCGCGCCACGATTGCTTCAGCTACCGCGTGCTTCACCTCTGGCGAGTTCATATTGAAATAAATATTCAGCGGCGGTGCTTGCAGTGATGCTTCTAACTTCATAAGGTCAAGCTGGCTGCTGGCAACGAAAATGGGGAGTGCGGACAGTGCGGCGGCATACTCTACATTGCTTTGCGTTTTCGCTGGTTGCGCTTCGGTGCTTTGCGCTGGCGCATGCGCGGCATTCTTAAGCGCGTCGGATTCCCAAATAGCGCGGTCGCCATATAAATTCACAATCTTGGGGGGATAACGCTTTTTCTGCGCTTGTCCTAGCGAATTTAGCACAAGCGACTCCAGCCGGTCATGATCCTTCGCATACTGAATATCATCAGCGTTGGCAGGCACGAGTAAAAGCGGCGTCTGATATGAGACATAAAAACTCTTTACCTGCTGGCCTATTTCGCTGAATACGTCATCAACGCTTTTAATCACGCCACCGATAATCTGAGCTTCAAGTGATGGAAAAAACACCTGCGAAAATTCTTGGTTCCACTTGGCCGTTACGAGTTTCCATGTGCGTATCTTCATTGCATCGGCATCTTGGGGGATGTTCTCCGGGTCAATGAAGGGCGTGATGTTCACTGTGACTTTGTAATACACAACGTCGTTTTTGGCCGTGAACGGGCCGTCAGTGGGGCACTCTAATACTCCAAATTTGAGAAGGGGAGTTGAATCCCCGTTGGTTGGTGCAAACTTACTCATTTTAATTCTCCTTTGTTAGCTATGAAAAATTTGAATTTGTACTGAGAATTGTATACCCGTTTTTGGAATTTGTCAATACATAGAACAAAACTCACTTTTGAGTATTGACATTGCTTATTGAATGTGATAAAATGTCCGATATGGAGGTATTTATAAATGGATAATCCTTTTTGGTCAATGATTAGGTTGGGAGACGAGCCGGTATACAAAATTGCTGGCAAGGTAAAAATGTCTCGCAATACGATTGTAAAGATAATGTCAAAAGACGGTATCCCGCGCCAGGCCAGAATTGAGACGCTTGATAGACTGGCGTCTCATTTTGGTTATCGTGTCAAGGTGACATTGGAGCGAGTTAATGGAGAATAAGATGACAATTATCAAAATTGACGTAACCGACTGGGCCGTAGAGCATGATGAAGTTGAGCCTGATGTGTCCAGTGAGGATAAGCTAGTTGAGCTATCAACTAAATTTAGCACACCAAAGTTAGCGCGTCTGGCTATCATTGCCCGTGAAAAGGGATCTATGCCAGAGAATATTTTACCAGCCAATAAACCATTATTTCAATCGGGTGCGTGGCTGGCAATATCAAGCCTGATAAAAAGGCGCGTTAAAGAGGTTGAACTACCTAATGGTAGCACAGTCGAGATGAGGGAGTTTGTGGGGGTAGTGGGGGATGAAGATGACCACCTGAGAGATGATACCCTCCTATCAAGTGTCGCTTCATCCCTCACTACTGACTTCTACGTTCACGCCGAATCCGATGAAGGTTTAGAACGCGCCATAGATTACCTGCTTAAGCGCATCCCCGGTTATGTGTATGGCCGGCTGGTGACTATCGCTGCTAATGGCGGTGATGTGAGGAAAGCGGCTGATGAACTAAAAGTCAAAATTGATGAGATAGTAGAACGGCTGGACTAGTCTCTGTGTGTTATCCACACCATTTGTGTTCAGCCGTTGGCTATGAAGCGCCACATCGTTAGTGTTACCCAAACGGCCAGTGCGCTTCGACGTGACCAACAGCGCCGTGTTACCCATGCAGAATGTGTCACCTATGCTAGTATTCAGGTGTTACCCACAAAATAAGTGCTAAGGAGAAATTATGACCAATAAACAAGCGTTACCCAAAGACGTTGTGTCAGCTATAGAAGAATTACCCATGAAGGGAGTGTCTGAACAGGCGTCCAGGCATTTCGTGTTACCCAAACTAGAGGTGTCGCCTATTGAGGATAGCGACCACCACTGTTGTGTTACCCACACGGCTGATGTCGCAAACGGGGCGGGCGGAGAGACCACTACTACCAAGTTACCCTTATTCGATGTGTCTGATGCCCGCCCCGATCCTAAACCTCGCAAGTATCCCCATTTATGGCAGTCTTATCTTTGGTGGTATGAATTGATGGAAATGAGAAAGCGTCATCTATTGCGGATAAGCTCAATTGAACACGGCAAAAGTAATTTAGATTCACAATTTGAAAAAGATATGCTAGAACAAGCCGCACTTGACAGCCTACTCGCCAACATCAAAAAGACAATGACCAACTACGGTGAATTAGTACCTGTTTGGGAATGGGTAGTAAACATTAAAGGCTTGAAACAAGGCGGACTTGCAGCTCAACTTCTAGCCCAAATTGATGACATCGAAAAGTTTTCTACCGTTGCCAAATTATGGCGTTTCGCTGGCTATGCCATTATCGAAGGTAAAGCTGAGAAGAATCAAAGGCTTGAAAAAAGTCACTTTAACCACAAGCTGAAAGGGATATGCTTTAATATTGCTGACCAGTTTATTAAGCAACAGACGCCATATTATGTTGACATCTACTATGCCGAAAAGGAAAAGCAACGATTACTGAATCCTGATATTCTCTGCAAGCAATGTGGTATTAAGTGGGAGGATTGCCAAAGTAAAAAAGCACACGTCAAAATATTCACTGATGCGCATATCCATAATCGCGCCTGGCGCAAGATGATAAAAGCGTTTCTGCGTGACTTATGGATTGAGTGGAAGAATAAGCTATGACACCTATTGATACCGCTCGATTCTGGCTTTCTCAGGGCGTCGCATCTGTACCCTTGCATTTTATGAGCAAAGTACCTGCTGTCAAGTGGACTGAATTTAAGTCCAGATTACCTAACGAGAATTTAATCAATCTCTGGTATCAGGAGCCGCGCAATATTGCACTGGTGACCGGGTGGCAGCGGTTGCTGGCGCTTGAATTTGACGTGCCTGAGAAGTTCAGCGCGTGGTATGTTTGGCACTTGATACATAATCCAGCGATTCTGAATACCTATCGCGTCCTATCGAATCGCGGTATCCATTATTACTTTTACCTAAAAGAAGATGTAAAGCTAGTCAGTATTCAGCACTCGCTTTTTGAGATTAAATCGGGTGGCAAGCTCATCACGATTCCGCCTAGCGTTCATTCAAGCGGCAAACTTTATCATTCTTTAGATGACCCTAGCAACATTCGAGTGGTATCAATCGAAGAGATTCTCAATTACTCGTCTATTACCCTTACACCTCGCCCTTTTCTTCCTACCCGTTCCAAGTACGCACCGGCTAACATTCCTACGAATAACCCGATAGAAGCGATAAAAGCAGGCGTCTCGATTCTGTCGTTCTTCCCCGTTGCACAAAAGATAGATGATCGTTTTTACCGCTGTGATTGTCCATTTCACGGACACAAGAATAACTTCTGGATTGATACTCAGCTTAACATTTGTGGGTGTTTTGCGGGTTGCATTGGATGGCCTAGTTTGGATGTCATTGATTTTTACGCACGACTCAACGAATTTGACATAAAACAAGCAGTCAAAGAATTATTAACTTTTACTTAAGGAGAATAAAATGATTGAAAATGTATTGCGTGGTGTAGTCTTGTTAAATGAGAGAGTACCAAATTGGAAGCCGAAAGTTAATGGTGAATTGCTAGATATGGATAGCCCATACAGGGATATATTAGGGCAGCTATTCGGGTCATATCATAGAGGCTTGGGATGGCTAGGATTAGGCAGTAAGGACTCTGTATATTATGGCTTTAATCCCCCTGAAGATAGTAAGCAATTATATTTAGATTTAACTCAACTATGGAAGGAACAACTATGAATTACCAAATAATGAACACTGACCGATTACTTGATCGAGTTGAAGTCCTGAATCGTGCTAAGGAAGATGGCTGTATTGGAGGCGCACCACTTACTCAGCAGGGGCAAGACTTCGTTAATGCTGAACTATCCGCAATTGACACCGAACTTAATACCCGTATGCCGAAAGGTGAATTCGTAACTCTGCTAGGCGAGAATGATGAGCCAGTAGGATTTGAGCCAGAGTGCTATGTGAGATTGGCAGAGGCTCAAGCTGAATTAGAATACCATGATGTGCACTATTGCGAATGGGCTTGAGCGAGTCGACGTGGGGAAATAACCCTAGGAATCGAAGCGTAAAACTACCAAAATATTACATAAGGAGAGTATCATGTTATTTGACTGGATTAGTCCTATTTTGGACACAATGCAAGGCTACAACCACGCTGTCAAGAAGTGCCATAGTTATGAGGAATCGTTAATGTGGTGCGTGATTCTGGAATCTAAAGGTATTAAAGCTCGTGCCACCGATGGCGGATTGGTAGTAGTTCGTAAAGAGGATGTCGAAAAAGTGAGAGAGTTAAAATGAGTTGGATCAGCGATTTACTCAAAGAAGTGCTTGTATCCGAACCGCAAGATGAATCAAAATTGCCGCAGATGTCACCTAAGCAGGAATATGATTATTTAGTTTCAAGCAGAAAGCTGACACCGTGGCAGCAAGCGAGGGTGGAAGTGCTACATAAGGCACTGGGTAAAGACAAATGGGATTGATATGATAATCTCAGACTTGCTAATATCGTTTGATGTTTTTTGCGATTCTCAATTTCTTTCAGGTGATGACCGCCAAGCTTTTCGCCAATGGCTAGGTGTGCGTGCTAATCAGAATCGTACTCATTCACAATGGTGGGTACTGTTTGCTGAGTATGTGAGGAAATGAATCCTGTCCAGTTAGCCATTTTGCGCACTATCCGTAAATTGCAACCCGTGCTGAGTACTGACCTATTTCGTGCCGGTCCGAATATCAAGCGCGATTCATTTGGCTATCATTTGCGAGTGCTGCACCGTAAATACTTAATCCACATAGCGAATCGAGATGGGCCGGTATGGTTGACACTGCGAGGAAGCGAGGTGCTAGATGAGATTTAGATTCATCCGTATTGGCGGTAGGGGGCCAGTTGACGAATCCGCCTCTAAACTCGATTTATGTGAGTGCTTTGCTGCTTGTACTCAGGATGTCAAGGATAAGTTAATAGCATTTCTTGACAGCAAAGAAGAAATGATTAGGTTTGAATTTGATGGGCAGACGGTGAAGGTGAGAAAAGAGTGAGTTTTTAACCTTTGTTGATTTATCTTAAGTCTGATATACTGTCTCTAATGTGCCAGCCAAACAAGATGACCTGATTAACAAGCTTATAGCTACTGTCTCCGATTTAGTCAGGCAGGTATCCAGGTATCTGCCTATCTCGCTAAATGCGCTGGAGAGACATAATCGTGCGTATGAAGAGCTTGACGCAATACGATTAGCCTTAGAGGAGCAACGTGAATTAGTTAAAGAGTTGATAATAGAATCATCCCGCCATGCTGATGGTACTAACAAGCGACTGGATCGCGTTGAGGAGTATACGATTCTAGTCGGTATGGGTAAGGTTGATAGTCGTAAAGCCGGTGAGATAACCCAGGAGGTATCCGACGAGCATGTTGAACGTAACCTAAGCGAGCGGCTAGTAGAACAGCAAAGGCTACTTCTCACTTACCAGGATAACTTAGCGCGTGTCAAGCAGAATGTAGCTGAAATGGGATATGAATCAGTAGAGAACTCAAACAAGGTTAAAGACTACCAGAACAAGATAAACAAGATTACCGAAGTAATTGACAGAATCAGACAGGCGCTAGTATAAGGAACTAGAATGAACAAACAGGTAAAGGCGAAACTGAAGCGCATCAGAGAACAGTTACCATGAATAGTCTAAAAAGAATCCTTGCCAGATTCATTGAATGGCAATGGTTCAAAATGTCAAAAGTGGATAGACAGGCGTCACTCCTTCTGTACGAACTTCATGCCTTTAATGTCACTCAATGGAAAAAGATGTCACTTCTATCAGCCAAACTTATTAGCAAACTAACAAAAAGAAACTAGAGGCTACGTATCAGATAACATGAACAAACAGATAAAAACCAGACTAAAACGAATTGCACTTGATTTTGATGGGGCGATAGAAGTGCTGTACGACATTATTCTACCAGTTATCGAAAAGGAAGTTAATAGCGATGCTTACGCCGCCAGGTTAGCAGAGGAATTGCGACTCTACCTGGAACGTGGTAAAGCAGAAAAGGAGGTTATACTTGGCGCGATCAAAGAAGATGAGGCCATGCTGCGAACCGTTAAGTATCAGCTTGAGAACACCAGCTTGTTCGTAGAGGAAATGACGCTGGCTAAAATGCTAGCCGGTGCCAGTAGAGATGACATCAAGCAAGCGGTTATTCATGCGGTTATGGTGGGGGATAGGGAGCGGGTATTAGAGGGACTCAGGGAGGGGATAGAGCAGGTGGAATCTAAATGATAAACGAAGCTATGATAACTTATTTCGACCAACCTGCCAAGGTCAACTGTGACCGTAACTGTGGAAAGGCGTGGGGTATAAATGGCCGTCCAAAGATTCAATTATCAGATGATGATGACTACGCTTTCTTAGCCGATGATGAATTAGGCACCGCGCCTATTGACCCCGGCACATATGAAGGTGGCGTAGCCAAGCCACTTGCACCGGCTGAGTTCCCTACCAAATGGTGCGTAAGGGAATGTGAGCGATGTAATATGTCCAAGCCGGGTGAGTGGAATCAGCCGTTAGATGTCAGCGATTTTAGCCAGCGCCGATTTAATATGAGTTGGAGGGAGGGAATGAGTTGAATCCAACTAAATGCCTAAAAAACGTCTTGCTCTTCTATTTGCCATTCTTTGCATCCAGTGTTTTATGATGGGCATAACTGGACTACTACCTGCTATAACCTTCCTGTGGCTGGCTGTCTCTATTGTCAGGTGTAGATCTGTTTGAGCTTTACTTAATCCTAAGTGGCACGCTCGCACCGTCAAACGCACTAGAGGATGTGGCCCGCGTTCGTGCTGCTAATTTCCAGCAAGTGCAACATTGGCGAGATTTTGAGGTTTTAGTTGCTGTGGAGAATTGCGCCTTGTTAGGTAGGAGTGGCTGGCTGATAACGGATAAAGTGCGAAATGCGATAGTTGTAGACTGTTCGCAACCAGTACACGATATGAACGGTATTATGGCTGATGTCTCTACAGGTGAGGGGCAAGGCTGGCTAGTGCTGAGATAATTACCAGTCGCCGCCGTCATTTTCTATCTTAATATAGTCAATAATGAAATCGTCATTATCTACAATTCGTTTACCGTCAGCATCTTTTTTCATTACGTACAGAGTACCACTTGCTGAGTATAACCAAAGTGACTCCGGCCAATGTCTGGCAGCTTTCTTTAATAATTCGATTGCTCGTTCTTCTTGTTTAGTTAGTTCCATGTCATACCTTTACGCGCCATTAGTGCGTGGCGTGTCTATCTTAACAATGTGGATATTGGAAAATTGCGAATTGTAAATCCTGATAAGCTGTGATATACTTAGCACGTGGCTCATTTTTGTTCTCCTTTGTGAGGAAGGCCTGACTAGCGTTGGGCCTTTTTCATTTTACGCTTAAGTAGGTGGTAAGGCTTAGCAGCGTCACCTGCTACGCAAGCGCAATGTTCCCACCTATCATCACCTCTCTAAGTTGTCAAATTCCATGCCCATTGCCTTTAGTTCTTTTTTGGCTTGCTCTGCTACTTCACGCCGAATCGCAATCATAACTAGCGTTTCCAGCTTGGTACTGCGTTTCTTACCGTATCTATCTGCCAGGTAACATTGTACGGCACGAGCGTCGTTATCGCGGAACTTTAATTCAATTCTCATAACTCCCTCACTCTCTCCCTTTTAACATCCCTAATCTCTCTCCAATGTTTCCACTCGACAATTACTTCCAATTCAGGTTTGCCCTTGCAAGCTGGACACGGTTTATACTGTCCATACCGCTTACCTGCCTTCACCTGTCCAGATGCATTGCAATTTGAACAGTACTGGGCAATCTTAAAGTCCTGAATCTCATAGCTTAACTGATTAGCATAGTAATCGAGGTAAAAATCTAGTTCCTTTTGCGTGTCTTGTAGCGTGTCACGGCCAAAGCCTACGCCTGATGTCTGGCGAATGGTAGTACCTTCATAGCAAGAATTATTCCAGTAATTTAACCAGCCGCCGAAATATGAGGGGATTTGTTTTGTAGTCATTCTGCTTCCTTCGTTACTACATGAACCATATTGCTATGGATGTGATATAACTTGAATTGGATTCCCTCAAACGCTTGCTCCAATGCCATCTCAACTTCCATCTGACTAACTGGCCGCTTGAGTGAGACTAGCACACCCGTTTGAGTGATGCGAGTGGTAAAGCCTAAGTTTGATAGTTCGATTGCTATGATGTTTTTCATAGTTTGTACTTCCTTTCAAATTCAGTATGTTCTAATTTCCGCGCATCTTGAATGATTGATTTTAGCCAGCGGATAAGGCGCTTCATTTTGTTACCTTCCTGCCAAAGTTAGGATTGCCACTCTTACGCGGTTTCGCTTGAAACTTCTCTAAATCCCGCGGTAAGATTTGCCACTGATTACCCACTCGTTTACCTAGCCGGCCCTGGCGACAATAGCGCCGTACTAGGGCAGCGGAGATACCAAGCATGCCGGCGGCTTCATCGGCGGTATAGAGATAGGATGTTACTTTTTCGATGGTCATTTATTTACCCCTTCGTTTCAGTACTTGCTTAATAGCCCATTGAGTATCGGCTACTGCATCGGTATCATTGTTTTGAATGTAGAATTTTAATCTGAGGTTAAGTAAGGATTGAGCACGCTGGCTAGTGGTTGGATATTGCGCCCATGCCTTTTGGGAATTGTCGCTATTAGTATTAGCAGCTAAGTCTAAAATGTTGTTTAGATAATCTTGGCGAGATACCGAATTGCTTGTCATTTTTCGTAACTCCTAAGTGATTTAATCTTAGTGCTATTGTATCACGGATATGCAAACAGAACAATAGGCAATTATGCCTATCTTTAGAACAATAGCAAGCCAAACTCGCTATTGTCATAATCGCAAAACGTGGTATACTAGCAATTATGTACGGTTTATTGAATTATAACCCTTACGGTCCGCATGCGCCGCCGCAACCTGATGAAGTACCCGAATCCCAATTCAAAGCTGCGCAGCGTGTCAATGCCACGCACTTGAGCACTGATGGACTGCGGGCTTACTGTACGCGCTATGGACAAACGCTTGTGGCTAAATGGGATAAATGGGATGGATTCGGCGCGTGGGAGGAATGTACTGAGATGCCGGCTGATGCAGTGGTGATAGATGGCTAACACCTACTCGCAAGAGACAAAAGCAGCGGTCATGGCCGCGCTTCTTACTGGCCAGTCTATTCGCTATGTCGCTAAAGAGTTTGGGATTCCAGTTGGTACAATTAAGGCCTGGAAATCATACCGCGCTAATGGTCACAATGTGGCTTTAGTTACAACCGAAAAAAAACAAGCCATTGGTGACTTAATTTTAATTTATCTCAATGAGCTATTTACAACTCTTCATGTGCAAATGAAAGTCTTTGCTGATGAAACATGGCTTAAACAGCAATCCGCCGGTGAAGCTGCGATACTTCACGGGGTCATTGCCGATAAAGGGATTCGCCTTCTCGAAGCCCTCGCCGATAGAGGGGAAAACGACAACCCCATTATCTACGAATCTGATAGAGTGGATTCAATCTGAGTTTTACATACCCGAACTAAACGGGCCAATTGAGTTATACCCCTATCAGATAGCCGCCCTACGTGAATCGCAAGCCAAAGATGACAGTGGCAATTTCAAGTATAACTTGGTGGTATGGGGTGATATTAAAAAAAGCGCAAAGTCCTCGGTCGCTGCTGCCATTGCTCTTTATCGCGCTTTCCATACCAAGTGGGGCAGCGTCAAAATCATAGCTAATGACTTAAAGCAAGCCGACTCCCGTGTGGCTTTCTACCTACGCAGGGCCATAGAGCTTAACCCACGTATGACGAATATCAAGCAAGCTAACTACAAAACTACGCTGCCGAATCATACCACTATCGAAGCCATACCCATTGATCCGGCTGGCGAGGCAGGTGGCAATGATGACTTTATCTGCTTCTCGGAGTTATGGGCTGCCAAGCACAAGGCGCTGGAATCCATGTGGAGTGAGATGACGCTTAGCCCCATGAAGTTTGGTAAGTCCCAACGTTGGGTCGAAACTTACGCCGGCTTCAGCGGTGAATCACCCATCCTAGAACGGCTATATGAACGAGGTATAAAAGGCGAGAAGCTGGACTTAAGCTATACAGATAGCGCCGGCGCATACCATGACTTAGCCGACTTAGAGGTCTACCGTGAAGGCGGTATGCTCATGCTGTGGAATACGGTGCCACGTTTGCCCTGGCAAACTCAGGCGTACTATGCCGAAGAGGAATCCGTCCTCCTTCCTACTGAGTTTAGGCGTATCCATAAGAATGAGTGGATAGGTTCAACTTCTAAGTTTGTCGAAAAGGTATGGTGGCAGAACTGCTATGAACCACTACCTGCGCTCGATTCCCGTGAACCTTGCATTCTATCAGCTGACGCGGCAAAGGGAGGTGACTCCACGTCGCCCGCCGACTGCTTTGCCCTGGTCATCGTTACCCGTCACCCTAACCGGCGTGATGATGTAGCGGTGCGATACTGTGGCGTATGGCAAGCCGAAAAGGGGCAGTTACTTGACTACGGCCCGATAGATGCTGAGATACGGTGGCTGCTCGCCACATTCGCCATAGTCGAATTCTGTTATGATCCTTATCAACTTCATTCACTCGCAATGGACTATCGGCGTGAAGGACTGGTAAAGACGTTTGAGTTTAAGCAAAATGAACCACGCTTAAAAGCCGATAAGCAGCTTAGGGACTTCATCATAGCCAGACGGATAGCGCATGATGGGAATCCCACATTAACCGAACATATAGATAATGCTAATGTAGTGAATCACGGGGAAGATGGCATACGTATCGTCAAGCGGTCTGCTAACTTGAAGATAGATTTAGCAATTGCAGTTTCGCAGGGTACTGCAAGATGCCTTTACTATAATTTTTAACTCAGAGGAGATGAAATGATTGATGGAGTCCAACTCAAGCAACTAACTACCCATGCCGACGAACATGGCTTCTTCCGCGAGGTGTTACGTGCCGATGATGAGATATTCAGTGAGGGATTCGGGCAGTGGTCGCACTCAGTTAAATATCACGGCGAGATTAAAGCGTGGCATATCCACGCTAAACAGGTGGATTGGTGGTATGTGCCTATTGGGGTGATGAAAGCAGTAGTATGTGATCTCAGAAACGTTCCCAAGGGTGCTGAAAAATATGGGTATCCTACATCGTTATTTGCTGAGTATCTCTTAGGCGATAACCAGCCCGCTCAAGTCCTACGCATCCCTCCCGGCGTAGCCCACGGCTTCAAAGTCCTACAAGGGCCAGCGCATTTGTTTTATGTTACCTCGCAGGTGTATAACCCGGAGGATGAAGGCAGGATACCGTATGATGCGTTGGGATATGATTGGTTCAAACAAGACATAAAATAGGTTATTGCAAAAAACGCAAATAGGATATACAATGTTATTCATACCTAGAGACATCATCGAGAACATGCGCCGCGTTGTTATTCAGTTACTGAATCTACTCGATGACGCACTAGGTATACCGCGCACGATTCCAAGTAAGGAGGATCGGCGCAAGCTTAGAGATTTAATAAAGTAATCCTCACCTTTTCGGCTAAAAGCTTAGCGGTGTTAGATACACTGCTATTTTTTATGCCCGATACAATTGAACCTCATACTAATGGCACTAAAGCCATAGACCCAATAGCCGAGTTATCCCTACAGCGTCGCGCTGAAGAATCCGCTACCGGTGGCGTTTACTCATGGTGGTTTGCCAGATACGATGATGGCAGCGAAATTGCGCCCTGGTGGAGTCCCCAGCGCGACGCTGACCTGCGTCAATTCGTATGGCGTGAAGGTAATGACATTTTGCAGGGCGCTGTCGCCAGTATGGTGAAGTGGGGCAAGACGTTGGCGTGGGTATGCGAAGGGCCGGATAGGGTTGTAAATAGATACCAGAGCGTTCTAAGCGAATCCGAGTTCGGCGACGGCTGGGGTACGCTTGTCAGCAAAGCTCTTACTGATTACTACACTCAGGACAAAGGCGCGTCTATCGAAGTCATCGGCGCTGGTGACCCTAGCGGGCCGATACAAGGGCCGGTGCTCGGCCTAGCTCACCTCGATTCGCAATACGTGCAGCCCACTGGCGATGCCGTCTACCCCATCCTTTTTCACAACGTCAAGAACGATACACTTCACAAAATCCATACTACCCGTGTTATTCGCATAGTGGATATGCCAAGCCCCAATGAGCAAATGTTAGGTGTGGGCTTTTGTGCGTGTAGCCGTGTTATAGCTGCATCTCAAGTGTTACTTAAATTAGTACGCTATAAAAATGAAAAGCTGAGTGACATGCCGGAAGCTGGACTCCTTATCCTAAATAACATCATGCAGAAAGCATGGGAGGATGTACGCGCCAAACATCAGAGGGAGCGCCGCAAGTTAGGCCAAGAGATATGGTCTAACATTATGACGCTGTTTAGCATTGACCCAGCGCGACCCGCAACGGCTAACTTAGTGTCCTTTGCTACATTGCCAGATGGCTTTAACGAAGAGGTGGCGCTTGATACCTACCTTAATATCGTAGCACTGGCGTTTGGCGTAGATAAGCGCGAGTTTTGGCCTGAATCCGCAAGCGGTTTGGGTGGCAACCGTGAAGCGGCTGTCATGGCGCAAAAAGCACGAGGCAAAGGCAAGGGCGACATCATAGCGGCTATCGAACGCGCTATTAACTGGAAAGTGTTACCGGCAAGTGTGAACTTCCGCTTTGACTTCAGAGACGATGAAGAGGACAAGCTTAAGGCCGAGATAAACAGCATCAAAGTCGAGTCTATCATGGGTATGTGGGTTAAGCCTAGCGATAGAGGTGCGGGCTTATTCGAGTCACCTGTTAGCCGCCAGGAGATACGCCAGATTCTGGCCGACAACGTGCCGGACTATTTCAAACAAGAGTTCTTGGAATTTGACGTATCAGGTGAGGAAGAGCTGACGGATACCGAACGAGAAGATAAGGCGCTTGCTAGCATTGTAGCAATGGCTGAAAAGAATTATCACGACGGCAAGATAACTCTTGACGAACTTATTGAGTTTCGGTTAGGTACGGTGCTAGATGGGAGTTTATCGAATGAAAATCGTTTGTCTTAAGAATGGACCGTATCTGGTTACGGATGTTATCAATAAGGATGGTACAAAGGCCAGCCCTATTGCCCTATGCCGTTGTGGACATTCTGCTACCAAACCGTTTTGTGATGGCAAGCATAAGATAGTAAATTTTGAAGCTGAACAAGTTGAGTTAGATGAGCATATCTAGTTATCAAGCTGGACTTCGTTCCGCCGTTCGTGGGCTTTACAACGGTGCCTTGAATCGTAGTCAGTTTACTGATGCGCTTAAGTCGGCTATCCGTAGAGGCTTAACACAGGCTTTCATCGAAGGTGCTAAAGACTGCGGCATTAAACAGGATGAATTGAGCGACAAAGAACTGGATACACTTACAGAGGCAATCGAAAGTGAGTATGAATACATCGGCAACTTTGGGGATGCAATTAAAGAGAGTGAGAAGTTAGCGGCACTCTATAGCCGCTTGGATAAGTGGACTAACAGATATACCGACATTGTGAATCGGGCCAAGGTTCTAGCTTGTGCGGATTCCAAGCTGGAATGGGAACTTGGCGCAACTGAGAAACATTGCTCAACATGCCCCAGGCTACATGGCAAAGTCAAGCGCGGTAGTCAGTGGGAGAAGCTAGGTATTCATCCCCAGCGGCCTCCTAATGCCTGCCTTGAATGTGGGGGATGGGAATGTAAATGTCGGCTTAAGCGCACTGATAAAGTGGTTAGCCGTGGAAGTTTAGGAGTAAGCTGTTAATGGCAAGTAGCAATGTAAAGATGGAAGGTACTAAGCTAATAGAAGAAGCTACGTTGACAATCACCTTTCGTAAAGTAACGCGATGGCGACTGCTAATAGCAATATTGCTACTTAAGTTAGCCGATTATGTTGCACCTTTACAAATTGTTATGGGTAATGAAAGCGAGAAAAGTCGTAAGGTTACGCGAGCTAGACATCAGGACTTGATTGAACAATGAAATATCTTAATCTACCCAAACCGCATGGCTTTCTAATCTGGCGTGGCAAGCAGACGGCTATTGCCAGTCCTACCGCTTTAAGCATAGGTGAGAAGATGTTAATCATCAGTGACGGTGAGCCATATGGTGAAGCTATCTTATCGCAACCCGTAGCTGTGAATTTAAGCGGCCTGGAGGATATGCAAGACTCCCACTGCGTAAGGCCAGAGGATAGAAAACTCTACTGGCCCAATGCGGATAAGTTCTTTGTCTATAAGCTCAAAAGCTGGCAACCGTATGAGGACTTCATCGGCACTGGTAAGATGTACGATGGTGAGGAAGTTGTCAAACGCGTTCTGCCTCGCAAGGGAATTGAGATAAGCGGTGATGAGGCAGAGGTGCTCGACTTACCTGAGCCAACTAATGAACAGCAGAAGTTACTAGAACAGGTTGAACGCTTACCTAAAACGCTAATCCTGCTAGATGAAGCTGTAAGGCTAGAGGATGGTAAGGCTGTATATTGCAGCGGGGTAGACTGTAGCAAGCTTGACCCGGTACTAGCCGCTACGCTAGACGGCATTAAGTCGGCTGACTCCTTGCCATTGTACCAGTTAGCACTTGTGCGGATTCCACGGTTAGCGTTTAAAGAAAAAAAAAGTAATGAAAGTGAGAAGGCTATGCCATACAAGATTGTTAATAACCATCCCGATTGCGATGATGATAAACTTTATGCGGTAGTCAATACCGAAACTGACGAATCTAAAGGATGTAGTGCAAGCGAGGACATGGCTAAAGAACATATGGCCGCGTTGATGGCTAACGAAGGTAAAAGCATTAAAGAGTTAATCGTCGAAGCGCGGAAATGCTATAACGAAGGCATGCCCATGCCGATGATGATGTACGGCCCTGTTACTTTCGCTGAATTGCAAGCTATTGAGGAAGCAAAGGAACAGGCGCAAGAGGCGCACGAACTTACCTATCAATTTCAAATGCTATCCTCAAATATTCTCAGTTCTGATATAGAGGATAAGGCAGCAGCATTAGCGGCGCTGGCTAGTGAGTATGGCGGTCTGGTGAGTGAGGCTGTTAAGGGCAGTGAGGTAGCAGAGGATAACAAAGCTGGTGAAGGTTATCTTGTATCCGGCGAAGAGGGGGATCACTTACCTACCCGCAAGAATGGCAAGCTAGATCACAGGCTTATGGGTGCAGCATGGGCGGCGCTTCATTCGGGCTATCGTGGTAACAAATACGAAGGGCTGGGTAAAGTGCAAGCTATAGCCAAGCTTAAAAAGCTGTACGAATCTGAAGGTATGGATACGCCAAACGAAAAGGGAGATACCGAAGTACTCGAAGATGAGAAAGTCGGTAAGCGGATCCGGCAAAGTATGAAGGATCGTCTTAAGCAAGCATGGGAAACGATTAAAGAAGTCATGGACTGGGCCGAGCCAACCGATGATATGGATATGATGTCTAAGAGTCTGGACTTTAGCACTGGTTATGGTGCATCGGCGGTTAAGCAATCAGATGGTGAGTACTGGCACTTTGCATGGTCAACTAATGCCTTTGAGGATAGGGAAAGAGAAATATTCTCTACCAAGTCGCTTGAACAATACGTAGATGAGGCTCAGCAAAAAGGCGATATGGGATTCTTTAATCTGTGGCATATCGGCACAAAAGAGAATCCCGGCCTAACTGACTTTGCCGAGATTAAATGGCAGGGCGTAGTGGGGCGAATCTTAGTTGAGGCTGGCCCATACCTAAACGATGAAAAGGGGCAAGCGGCTAAGGCATACTTTACACAATACCCTGATGGCGATTCTGACATAGCGCCGGAAGGGTGGGGATCATCTCCTGAATATAGATACTTGCCAGAAGAGCGCAAAACAGGTGTATATCATAATATCTGGAAAACTCGCACGTCAACCCTTCCAAGATTGGCGGCGGCTAACATTTGGACGAAAGGAACTACAATGGCTTTATCAGATCAGCAAAAGGCAGCGGCTGTTAAAATCTTCGGAGAGGAATTGACGGCCAAAATTGTTAAAGGGGCAGAGGATGCAACAAAGGAACTAGAGGAAGCGGGAGTCGCTCATAAGGAAGTTACGGCAACAGAGGAAGTTCCCAAAGCCGAAGTATCCGTAGCCGAAATTGCCGATGAAGTTGTCAAGAGAATCGACCTGGCTTCTATCGGCGAGGCGCTTACCGTATTAGGCCAAGGCTTGGCAGAGTTACAAGGTGAAATGAAGGCGTTAAAGAAAACAGAGGATATTAAAACGAATGAAGAAACCCCGCGCTTTGTCTGGTCAATGGTACAACGTGCCAGCCAAGCCGAAGGAACTAAAGTTGCAGATGACGACGACTTAAAGAACAAGAAACCTGTGGAAGTACAGGTAACAGATAAGTCGGGCGCTGCGGCCTTCTTTCCAGCGCGAGGATAACAATGGATGAAACTAAGTTCGCTCAAGAAATGGCTAAAGCGTTAGCGCCGATTCTGGCTCAACAGAATGGCGGCTATGCTTATGGCAAGAAGGCTACAGGTGTACCTACCTTAGCTAACTATTTGTATGAAGAGGGTGGCTTGTTTGGCCGCTGCGATGGGTCTAGCACACTCATTAACGCGCTAGTCGGCCCTATCGGTTATGAGAAAGTTCTTACCTGGGTTGGCACGGATACCGAACGTGAATTCGTGGATGCCTGGTCGGATATTGACATTACCACTGGCGAGCAGTCAACGGTTTGTGGTAACTGTCAAACGGCTTCGATGCGGGCCTGTGCGCAATTCTACTGCTTTGGTAGATTTTGTCGCCAGTCTCAGGAATTGCAGTTTGACCGCATCGGTCTACGCGCTAACAGCGGCGTGCCTATCAAAAATCTCTTTGGCTCAATTACCGGCCCTGATGGTGGTGTGCTTGTTCCGCAAGGCGCTGCGCTTACAGATGACTTCTACACTCAGACGGCGCTTGTCGGATATGCATTACGACTGAGAAATGCGCAATTGCTATGGAGCGGGAATCCCATCAACAACGCTGGCGCATATGCAGAACATGCCGGTTTTCAACTGTTGGTAAACACGGGCAAGTTTGACGCCTATACTCAAATTGCCTGTAACGCACTGGACTCCTTCCTTCTCAACTTCGCCAATAATGCACCGGCTGCTGATGGCACATATGCAATCCGTACCTGGTTCGGACGTATGATGAACCAGTTCAGAGTCCGCGCCGACAGAGCCGGATTAGATTGGGACACGGCAGTAATGGACATTGTTATGACTCCCAATTTGTGGGATTGTATATCGCGGGTATACGCCTGTGCAGGTCTTGACTTATGCACGCTGACCAATGCACAGAATAACACAGTCCAGAACGCAGACCAGGCGCAGAACCGCTATGAAAACTATCTAAGCACGATGCAACTGCCGATTGATGGCAAGTTGTACCCTGTGGTACTTGATAGCCAGATTCCAGAGACAACGGGACAGGCTAACGGCATTTGTAGCGACATCTACTTCATCACGCGTGAAATTAGCGGAAGTACTATCACCTACGGCAACTATCAGGATTTTAATAAAACCTATGGCCGTACTCGCAATGAGATGGTATCCATGTTCGGTAGTGACGATATCGCCATTACCGATAATGGCCGTTTCGCTCTTGTGCGTGATAATGAACGTGGTTGCTTTGACATCCAGGCTTACACCAAGCCGCGCATCGTTATGGAAATGCCGCAACTGAGCGGGCGTATCCGCAACGTGTGCTGTAACGTGTTAGGCCAGCCGTTCCCGGATCCAACGGGTAGTGGCCGCGTTTACGAGTTAGGTGGTGGTCGTACACTGACCCCAATTCCAGTTTTGTACTCAGACAACTGCTAGACAAATAGCAGAGGTTGTGTTATACTTTAAGTGGATTTGGATTGGACTTGAGGATAGGCTAGGGGTATCAACGGTGGTATCCCTAGCCACTCTCTAAAGCAGAGGACTAGATGAGAGACTATACTGTTAATTCACTGACAATTCTACACTATGGCCGTGATTATCTTTCGGCGGCTTTACAAGCTGTCTATCCCTTAGTTGATAGGCAGCTAATTTTTTACGTTCCGCATCCCTCGCACGGACATAGAACCGACATTCCCCCTATTGAATCAAGAGATGAATTACTCGATAGCATCCCTGCTTATATGTGGGATAAGGTGCAATGGATTGACACGGATTTTTGGAATGAGGGACAACAAAGGGATTATGCTTTGTCGGTTGCTTCACAGTCTTGTGACCTAGTGCTTACAATTGACTATGATGAGATACACCATGCCCATGTGTTAGATAAGATGCTTAATCACGTTTGGCAGATGAATGGGGCAAGGCGTTGGCTTGTGAATATGCTCCATTTTTGGCGTAGCTTTTCATTTGCTTGCTCTGATAATAACTGGCCCGTCCGCATTATAGATACACGTCATGACGGTGGCACGGGTTATGTCCCAAAAGAACTAGGTGATATTGCGCATATGGGGTATGCTATTACCGATAAGGTTTGCAGATACAAAATTTCTATCCACGGCCATAAGGATGAATTGCGTCCTAACTGGTACGAGGAAAAGTGGCAAGCGTGGCCTCCCCCTGATGACTGTCACCCGACGAATGGTAAGAATGACGAGGGAGTCGGCTGGTGGAATCCGCAGCCGTTTGACAAGAGAGAGTTACCTTATGTTATGCATAGTCATCAATATTGGGATTTAGAAAGGATTGAATAATGACTGTACTATTGCCCTTACTTTTTGTTCTAATCGGTGGGTTAGCTTATCTGCTAGCGGCTAATCCAAAATACCAGCAGCTTGGCCTGGTTACTTTCGGCTGTGGTTTATTGGTTTTCCTGCTAACTGGCGGGCAGCAGGTAGTGAGCTTATTTCAATGAAGTTTGAACACAAAACAGTAAATTTGAAGGAAAGACAAGAAAAACATAGGTCATTGGACTTTGAGTATTTCTTAAATCAAGAGGGCGATAAGGAATGGGAGCTTGTCTCAGTTGATAACGGCATAGCCTACTTCAAGCGGCCCTTGCGCACCAAGTCGGAAGCCGAGATACTGGCGCATTTTGATTATCCGCGACTGGATAGAAGTTCAGAAGTATGAACATAACGTTTGTCCGCACTCGCCACGTTTATGATAGCTATATTGATTTTATCCGCTTGGCCGAATTGTCTGATTTCCCTCTTATCTACTCTGATGAAGTGGATACTAGCAAAGAAGGTGTTTACATATTCATAACCATGAATGGTGACGTGGAATCGCATCTTAAGAACGAGGTAAGCTCCGGCAAGGCGCGTTACGCTCACTTGATTCTTTGGAATCTAGAACGACCAAGCGGTTCGGCTGGCAGTGTAGGCAACTATGCCAAGCGTCATAGACAGCTTATGTATGATAGGATATTTGACGAGTGCTGGTGTTCGGATAGGCGCCTGGCCGAAGAGACTCAAATACGCTTTGTGGTACTTGGCAGTGATGAAGGACTCGGCAGTCCCGGTGATGAAAAGTTCTATGACTTTTGCCATATGTCCTATCTGATTCCACGTCGCTCCAATGTCTACAGCAAGTTCAATCCTGAACGCATCGGCCCTAACTGCTGGCCGCCCGAACGTGATGAGGTGCTGAGGCAGTCCAGATTCGCGCTTAACATTCATCAGGATATACACCCGTTCCAGGAGCCGTTGCGCCTGGCCCTATTCGCTGCTTATGGCTTGCCCGTTATCAGCGAAACTATCTTTGACTCCTATCCATGGGATTCTGATGTGGCTATATTTAGTGGGTATGACAGCATTGTGTCCAAGCTTAGGCAGGTGCTAGATGAACCATACGAAGCTTATAAAGAGATGGGCTTAAGGGCAAGGGAGAGGATGACAAAGGATTTTCAATTTGGCAAAGTTGTAAGGGAAGCTGTGGCGCAATCCGTGGATGGCTGGCGATGATTAGACGTAATCGCAATACTCCATTTGTAGCCTATGATTTATTTGGTGGCTACATCTCCCTTGTTTTCGATGCTATGGATTGGATAGTAAGTTTCTGGATTGGCAAGCCTCCATATATTGTTGGAGGAATTAGAAAATCATCTGAGTGTTTTGGCATATTCAACCTTTGGATTGGTGATAGACTAATTTTTGATAGTCAAGATAGGGGATATGGAAATATATCAAAAAGACAACCCACTACACCGATTGAATATGTTGGCTGGATATATGGTAATGTCGAAGATGAATGGATACTAAGGGAACTTGGTGTTACAGGTAAAATGATTTGGAAGGCATCTGATAACAGTAATCGCGTTCAGCCCACGGCTGATGAGAAATCTGGCATTTTTGAGTATTGTACCATCACAATGGAAGTAGCCAAGAGGTTACGCAATAACTATTCTGCTTTTCCCCCGCAAACCTTCACTGGTATAGATAAGGATGGTAATCAAACTATCCATCAGCCACTTTGGAAAGGTATCTATGAAGATTAGCGGCTTCACTTTCAGATATAATGGAATTGAGTGTAGCAATGACTTTTGAAGAGTGGCTCAAAACTGTTTGGCAAGAGGATGAGAATAGGGTAATTCGTGGACGGCGGATAAATGAACTTAGAGAACGAGTTAAAGCTAAGGTCGTTGAAGTTTTTGAGGGTGATTCAACTGGTTTTAGTGGTTGCATGTGCGATAATTGTGTTGCTGTGATTATTAGAAACATGGATGCTCCCCTCACGAATATGCTAATGTCTACCGCACTTGAATATCTACTAGGCGAGAACTTTAACGGCGCAGCGGCAGGTTACTATTATAGTTATGTAAAAGGAAATAGAGATGACTCAGTTTGATTTTATTATACTTGATGTTGTTATTGTAATTGTTTTCTTCGTTGGCGCACTTCTTTTTAAGAAGTATGTGATAGGTTCACTAGAAGATAAATGAAGATTAGCGGTTTCACCTTTGCCCACAATGCGCTAGAAGGTGGTTATCCCGTAGTCGAATCCATATCGGCTGTGCGTCCTTACGTTGACGAAATCATAGCCGTTGACATCGAATCTACCGATGGCACATTCAGAGTGCTTGACCTGCTATGTGACAGAGTACTTACCTCAACTTGGGATGGTAGAGATACCACGCCACGCGCATTTATGAAGCATACTGAATGCAAAGGCGACATAATCATCTTCTTTGAGGCCGATGAGGTATATGACGATTCTTTGCTCAGCGAAGTGCTATGGGCAATCGAGCGCGGGTATCATCACATCGGCGTATGGAGGTTACAGATTGAACAGAATTTCCAACGATGTAGAATGTATCCGATACCAGTACATCGTATCTTTCCTAAAGGGGAAGGTTCCTATCATATCCATCCAACAAATCTACCTGATAGACCCATCCATGTCCTGTCACCTGATGCCGGATATTTATGGGACTGCAGCAACTGTTTTAGAGACTCATGGTTCCAACGCAAGCAGAATCAATCCGAAATATGGGGAGAACCTAGAAGCTTGATGGTAGCTCAACATTTTGCGGAGCCTAATGAGATAAGTAGAATCGAGGAGGAGAATAGGTTAAATGAACCTCATTGGATGTGGACATCGAGTCCATTCCATTTGCCTGAGATTCTTTTGCCTCTAGTGGGCAAGACACGCTATGAAGTGAGTATATGAACACCTTTACCAGACGTTCATTTCTTAAAGGTGTTTTATCTCTTGCGGCTTCATTTGCTATTCCAGTTGAATTAGTTGAACAAGCAGCTAAACTAATCGAGACTATTCCCAATGAACCGATAACTCGTAAGAATCCGGCTGGCTATATCCGTATCAATGAATTGCTTGTACCTGTAGCAAGCTTGAATATTGATACGGTATATCCTGAACCTCGTTTTATGTTTGATGGTTGGAGTGGCAAGAGTTTTAGAATTGATAAGCGACATGACGAATCACATACCGATATACAGTTCACAACTTATCAAAAGTTGCCAAGATACCTACTTGAGTCATCTATAAAGTTTGCCGTTACCAATGAATATCTACCCTTTGAAGTAGCTGGAACTGGCTTATTTACATCCTATTCATATGATAGTATCATGATTAGTGATGAGAACTGGAATTATACCTATGATCTTAGTGTTAATTCATTGGACAGGGTAATAAGATGAAATGGGGCGCTTACTATCGCCAGTCACCCAAAACCGTTCAATATCGAATCGGCAAACGGCGTGCTGCTTCAGTTGGCTACTTCACACCTGAACAGTGGCAAATGCTGTGCGCTTTCTTTGACGGTAAATGTGCGAGATGTGGGAAGAAGGGGTACTTGTCACCGGATCATATCATGCCGGCCAGTCGAGGGGGCACGACTTGGATAGATAACATTCAGCCGCTTTGCCCTGGTTGCAATGTGCGCAAAAGTAACATTTATACTAACGACTATCGGCCTGAGAATGTGAAGGAGTGGGCAAGGCAGGAAATGGAGAGGATGGATCTTGAATGACTACTACAAAACAAACTACGCTAAAGTGTAATCACTGTAAAAAGGAAGCATCCTTTGTGGGAGAACGTCCAGAGTTACCCGGCCTATATCGCATTGAAGGGGTATCGCCACCTGAGTCACCAAGAAACTGGTACAGAATTGATCCAAGCTACATAAACAGTATTTGGATGTCAAGCGATTTTGTAATCGGTGGTGACTTCTGTTCACCTGAATGTATGCGAGATTACATCATAGAGAAGATTGATGAGTATGATAATCCTAAGCCTATTATGTATGGTGGCTTGTTTTCTGAGGTTAAATGAGTATCTTTGTGGACTTCGCAACTTTTGCTTACGCCGGCGACGCGCACCGACTTCATGCGCCGGGTCAGCTAAAACTGCAAGTTGAATCTAATGGCTATCCATTTAATAGGGTTATTGTCATCCATCAACTATGTAATCCACTCGATTATGGGAGGTATCTACTATTTGAGGATTGCAGTTTTTGGATAGACAATTTTGTCATAGATGACCTAGATAAAGTACTGAGAACATTCAACGTTGATATAGATAAGCCTCAATACGTTAGCTCTACTGATAAGACGCACACCTGGAAGAATCACACTGCTAACCACTTGGCGGCGGTTATGCGCTCTAGTGCTGATTACATCGTATTTGCCGATAACGACTGTTGGATGATTAAGCAGCCTGATAGTTGGGTAAACAAGGGAGTTGAAATTCTATCGGCTAACCCTGATGTGTTTATCGTTAGTCCTAATGATGGTGAGCCAGAGCGAAGGACACAGGTAATCTCTCAACAGATGTTTATGGCTAGAACGAATGAATTTAGAGAGGCAGACTTTAACCAGCCGGGATATAGTGGTAATCCGAGAGACTATCCAGAGATGCCCGAATATCACGCGATGGGAGAGGGCAGGATTCACTATCATTGTGTAGCAAGCGGCAAGTATCGCTATGTGTTACCCTCTGAGTATCGTTACTTTCATCACAATAGACTAAATGAAGATGGTACATACAAGACGAACTATAGTGACTACGGGATAATAGTCTAATGGACATTCAAACCATTCCATTTAATTCTAATGAGAAGGGTATTATTGTATTGAGGGGTGTTTCTGATAAAGAGGCTCATGAAATAATCTCTAAACTTCGAGAGTGGGGAGAATCCAGTGAACCTAAGTTTATTATCTGGTCTCCCGATCCTGATATATCTATTGAATTTGTCAGAGTAGGTCAAGTAGAGGATATAAAAGCAGAATGAAAGTCGGCCAAGTATTCGACTTGCCCCCTGACATCCTTTACCCGCTAGGGCATATCGGCAAGCTAAAGAACAAGGATGAGACTAAGCTAATGGGTAAATATGAAGTGGTGGAAGTCGAAGGTGAGCTAAAGGGACGGGTTATCGTGACGTATGGAAATAGGAGGCGCAATGTGCCAGAACTGCGTTAATAGTGGCGTTCTATCACAAGAGACTTATGATAAGATTGAACAATTTTTGAAGGTACACCCTAGTGCTGAATGGGGACCGGCTCATATTGTTTTGAGTGATGATAACATACTAGACGCTCATATCAAGTGGTGTTTAGGATTGGCTAAGGCTGCACTGTCCAAGAATCCCAATGACTTGTTTGATTTGCCAGGCGATATTGATATGATGAATCGACATGATTGGTACTCAGAGGATAATCCAAGTAGCCTACAGGCCACAGTCGCATTTTTAGAGGAATTACTACAAATACCAGAGGATGTAAGATGAGAGTACTTATCACGGGTGGTAGCTCACTTTTAGGCAAGACGTTATCGGAATCGCGTCCCGATAACATCATTCTAGATTCCACCTGGTACACAAACCATGTGCCTAGCTTAACTATGCACCACATGGACGTGTGCAATAAGTCACAGGTAACTTATGTTTTTGAACGCGCTAAGCCAGATGTTGTTATTCATTGCGCAGCGGTTGGTAGCGTGGACTATACCGAAGGACACTTCACTGAGACGCGCAATGTCAATGTGCTAGGTACTGAGAATGTGCTAAAAGCTGCGCAGGACTCAAAAGCATTATTCGTCTACATCTCGACTAATGCGGTATTCGATGGCAGTGCGCCGCCATATGATGAGACGCATCACAGGCAGCCGGTAAACAGATATGGCAGTATCAAGCGTGAAGCTGAGAACATTGTTATGGCTTCACGTAACTGGCTTATTATTCGGCCCTTTATGCTTTACGGCTATCCGTATCCAGGGGGGCGCGGTAATTGGTTCACGGCTATTCTCTCTCTCTTAAGCGGAGGTGAGACAGCCAAGCTAGTTGATGATACCTACTGGCAACCGTCACTGGCTTTAGACGTGGCACAAGCTATCTGGCGACTGATTGAGCTAGGTAAGCGAGATGAGATATACCATGTAGCTGGTGATGAAAGATTAACGCTATTCTGGTTCGGTATGATGATTGCTAGATTATGGGGGTATAGTCCTGACTTGATTGTCCCTATTTCTAGTAGCAGCTTGAAGGGCATAGCACCACGGCCAAGAGATACCACGTTTAAGTTGGACAAGATACACGAATTAGGGATCAAGTTAAGAAATGTTGAGGAAGGGTTAAAGGTATTAAAGTGATAGATGAAGTAATTCCCTTAGTCAAGATAATTCAACATATCAGCAAGGTATCATCACTGCTAAAAAGAGTAGCCAGAACGTTAGAATCAAGAGCCGATACTCACGACGTAACCAAATTTGAGCCTGATGAGTTTAGCGGCTTCTGTCAATTAGATTCATATCGGCTTCACGGTAAAGAGGAATACGGCTCTAAAGCTTACGAAGCTGGTATGAATATCGATGCTGTTAAGCTACATCTATCTCGTAACTCTCACCATATCGAATATTGGCCTAATGGTTTAGCCGGCATGTCTTTTGCTGATGTTATCGAGATGTTAGCTGATTGGGAGGTAGCAAGACAACAACGAGATACCGAGCAAGATATTAACAAGACTTGGTTAACTAGACAAGAAAGATTTAAGCTAAGTGATTTTGAGATAACTTTTCTCAGGACAATATGGGAAAAGATTGAAAAGGACTTAAAATGAGTTATCCCATGAGAAGTGTAGAGGAAGGACTAAGGGCATTGAAGTAGATGCAAGGTAAAATTTCAGAACTCAATACTTTTGCTAATATGGTTATCCCGAAAGAACTTGATGACCGCGCCAGACTATGGGCAGCTAAACTTAAAACGACTAGATCAAAGCTAACAGCTATAGCTTTATGTGAATATATTGACAAATTGGACAAGGGAGATAATCAGGTTATAACAAGAACACAGCAAAGGTTGAGAGAATCCAGGCAAAGAATGAGTGATGCTGCTAAGTCAAGAGAAGCTAAAAAAAGAGGGATAGAATCAAGTGAGTGAGTATCCCATTTCGGCTTGCTGCTTTATCCGCAATAACTCTGTAGGATTCTGCCTCTACGAATCACTTGCAAGCTTGCTACCACTTTGCAGTGAAGCTATCATTATGGATCTCGGAAGTGATGATGGTACACTCGAAATCTTACGCGACATCTCCCAAGGTAATCCCAAAGTAAATGTCATTTCAATGGGCAGTTTCCCCTTTACCGACGCCAATGTATTTGCCACGCTTGCTAACGACTTAATAGCTATGTGTCATAATGACAATGTGCTATACTGGCAAGCCGATGAGATATGGCATGAAGACTTGCTTAAACTAATGGCCCAACGCTTTGAACGTGGTGAGTTCGATTTATCCTTTTGGCGTATTCAGTATGCTAATAACTTTCAGTACGTTAAATGGTTCCCCCAGCTAGTGCATCGCGTGGGTATACGTGGCAGCAATATGAATGTAGGTAAAAACAACTTTGAGTTTGACGGTGATGGCATGAACACTACCCGCATGTGGGATGCCAAAATATGTAGCACTTACGGCGGTGAATACTTCCCTAAATGGGGGAGCATGGGGCAAGATGGTATTAAGCCTTACGTCAATGAGATGATTACCGATGTTTCACTACTTGGTGGTTTTAGGGATAACATACCCGAACGCCGGCGCATGCATGCCCCATTCTGGCATGAGGAACCGGACATACCTTACTTCGACAAGGTAACTAAACAGCAGCCGCGCATGTCATCCTCAGAATGGATGACGGCAGCATTAGTGGATAGTGACTGGACTAAGCTGGAATCACCTTATAACTTGCCGGCGATTCTAAAGTGGCACGTTGGCAGGACGCACTATGAATTGCGTCCTGAATTACTACAAGCGTTGAAAGAGGATAGGAATTTTGTCCAAGAAATCACCTCTACCTAAACTAGTTATGTTGCCGATAAACGGTGAGTACAAAATCATACCTCTGCCTAAAAAGCAAAATTTGCTTGAATCTATCCTCAGCTTTGCAGTCGTTTGGATAACTCTAATTCTTTGCGGCTCATTTTGTTTTCATATTATCTATGTTACTCAATCACGACTACCTTAGACTCATCCTGGCTATCCTTACCTGCTATCGCCTAAGCCGCATGCTTGCGCTAGACGACGGGCCGCTATTCGTATTCAAGCGGGTAAGATATTGGGTAAAGGATAAGGCATGGCTAGAAGCTACTGTAGCTAATGAGATTTATTATAGTTCAAACGATGTCAATGGTGAGATTGGTGAGAGATGGTTTGGCAAATGGCATAATCTAGCCGAAGGTATTACCTGCCCCTATTGCGTTGGCGTGTGGCTATCCTTGCCACTATTTGCTATGCTGGTATGGCCTACGTATGGTGGCGACTTGTTTTTACTACTCATGGCTATTAGTGGGGGGCAAGCGTTTTTGCAGAGTTTGGATAAAGATTAATGAACCAAGATATAAAAGTAATTATTATTGCTAATATAGTAGCCAGGGCAGATGAACCTAATAAGCTATGGATGTATAATTATCTCTCTAAAAATATTGATGACATTGTAGAGAGTGTCAACCAGCACAACCCATTAAAGCACGGCTTTAGGGGTTTAGAAGTCCAAGATGAAATGAGGCGACTCGGTGAATAATTTTACCCTATCCGACATTCACAAGTTAACCACCGAATCCCTCCTTGAAATCCCAACCGGCAATCCCTGGCTAGATGCTAGATACGATGAACAGGTTGGTATTATTGGTCATACGAATCCGTATTATCGCTTATTCTACCGCATAGCGCAGCAGCTTAAACCTGAGTTTGTGGTAGAGTTGGGTTCGTGGCGCGGCGATGCATCGGCTCATTTTGCGCTTGGCAATCCTGAATGCGCCGTGATTGCCGTGGACATCCATAAGGATAATGACATAGCGGGTATGGCAAAGTTGCAAGAAGCAGTGAATTTACTGCCTAATATGACATGGGTACAAGCATGGTCATGGGATGCGGTAGAGACGGTTAAGGCAGTGGACAAGCCGATTTCGATTCTCTTCATTGACGCCTGGCACGACTATAAATACGCCAAACTAGAATGGGACTTATACTCACCTTTACTTGCCAGTCCCTCACTTGTTATCTGTGATGACATAACGGCGGGGTACAACTTTGAGGGTATGCTAAACTTTTGGAATGAGTTACCGGGTGAGAAATTCCTGGATAACTTCATTCATGTTGGCGTGCCCATGGGTTTTGTAAAATATGTGGCAAAAGATAGAACACCTGATTCAACAGAGTCAACGCAGGATACGCAACCTGCCCCTAGAAAGCGTGGCCGTAAACCCCGAACGGCGTAACTACTACCGCTTTCTGTACCGGCTAGTTAAGATGTTCAAATCTAAGCTATGCCTTGAAATTGGCATACAAACCGGCATGGCCTCTGCTTATATGTGTGCGGCTGGCAGTCAAGTTATCGGCATAGATATACTTGTACCGGGGATGGTAATGCCTGATAGTTTTCACTTCATTCATGGGGATTCAACTGACATGCTTACCTACGCTAAAGTAATGGAGCTGGTATCACGGTATGGCAAACTCGGCTTAGTTTTCCAGGACTCAAGTCACCACTATCTACCTAGTAAAAAGGAATGGGAATTGTATTCAGCATTATTAGCACCTAACGCTATTTGGATATGTGATGACATAACGGTGGCATTTTACAATACCGAGACTGACCCGTTGGGTAAAGGTATGGTTCAATACTTCGATGAATTACCAGGGGAGAAGCGGCTATATCAGGATGTGCTGCATCGTGGTAACTGTCAAGGAATCGTGTTGACTTGAATCTAAAGCGTCTAGTCAATAAAGCTATTAAATCTCCTCCCCTCCCTTCCCTATCCTGGCTATATGGTGACTACTACTCACCTTATTACACGCTGATGTATCTACTAGCTGGTACGATTCAAAATGGCTTGCTAGTTGAGCTTGGCGTTGAACAAGGTAGAGGCTTAGTTTCTATGGCGGTGGCAAGTAACACTAATCGGGTTATCGGTTTTGATTCTCATTTGCATCCTGAGTTAAGCAGGAATCTGAAAGTGTATTCTAATGTATTATTTTTTAACTTACCTTCATTGCCTGTACCTCGTATAATCACAAGTAAGCCGATAAGTCTTTTGCACATTGACACTGAACATAGCTACTCTATGGCTAAGGCTGAATTTGAGGCATATCAACCTTACCTGGCTAAAGGTGCTTATGTCCTATTTGATGATCTACATGCTATTGAGGATGAGGTGCTGACTTACTTTAACGAGTTACCTTATGAGAAAATACAGGATGATAGGCTGCATCCTAGTTGCGGGTATGGGGTGATGATTTATGAGTAGTGAAGAATGGCAAAAAGCAATAAACAATATAACTGACGGATGGACAACGAGTCCATTTGGCTCTTTTGCTGAGACAGTAAGCGAGTTAAAGCTAGAGCCAGAGCCGCCAACCTGGAAAGATAGAATCAGTAAAATTCCTTACTTAATAGCTTATTACACTAGCTATCCATTCATCTGGCTTATCTGTGAATTGTGGCATGGCGTAAAAGATGCATGGGAATCGGTATTCGATGAGTAGCCCCTGGCTCCCCTATCTCATGACTGACTACATAAAACAGCTTAAACCGCAACGAGTATTTGAGTGGGGTAGTGGGGAGAGTACCTTATTCTTTATCGAGCTAGACACTAAGTGTTTAGCTTCTATTGAACATAACAAAGAGTGGTTTGACAAGATAAATCAGGGACTCATTGATAAGAATGTTCTCCACGCTGGTTATAACTACGTACCTTATGAGGATAGTACAATTGGCTCTAATCCTGCTAATCCCGTTCACTACAAATCAGCATCTACTGAATTGGGTGAGGTAAACTTTAAGCAATATGCCTCAATTATAGATAGGTATGGTGATAGGAAATTTGACCTCATCCTCATTGACGGCATGGCTCGTGCTTCCTGTTTGTACCACGCTGCCAGTCACGTCGCTGAAGGTGGCTGTATAGTGCTGGATAACGCCGAACGTGACTACTATATGCAAAATGTCTCATTCTTATTTGAGGGATGGGAACGGATACTATTTGAGGGATACGGGCCGATACTGGATTACCAATGGAAAACGCTGGTACTGATAAATAAACGGAAACGACATTATGAATGATAAAGGTTACACTTTAACGACATCTATCGAGTTATGGAAACGACTAATGGATAGAACTGGCAATCCATACAGCAAGTGCTATGGTGTACCTCAGCAGTGCTTCTTTTGCGATGCTGGCTATCCAGCGCATAGCCCCGGTTGCATATGGCCTATTGCAGTAGAACTTGTCAGATTGGATGAAAAAGGCGAACTGAGTTAAGTGAGTACCTGTTTATCTCACCTATGGATTGAACGCGGCCCAATGATCTCCGGTTCCGATGAACCAGGAATAGAATTGAGCCAGCAATTAGAACAGTTGTGGCTGGAATCGACAAGAGGAAATATTATGAATAAGTCTATCTTACACGCCTTAGCCCAACAAGCCTTAACCGATTCTATCTACCCCTCTCCCCTATTCCCGCCGTCGCCTTATTATCGCTTTCTTAAACGGCTGTCCGAACATCTACAGCCACGCGTATCCGTTGTACTTGGAGTCTGCGGTGGCGGCTGTTGCTTACATCTGGCACTAGGGAATCCACAAGGCAGAGTCGTTGGTGTTGACTTTGCTTACGATCACGACGAACAGATAAAGCATATCTATAAGGCGTGTCCAAACTTTATATTTTGGCATGGCGATTCGGTTTTCGATGTAGGCCAAATAGTAAGTGACTTTGGTCAGCCTCAAATTGTGTTTGTGGACACGACACATACTTATCATCAAACTATGACAGAGTTTAATACGTGGCGCGATTATCTGGCCGATAACTGGATTATGTGCTTTGATGACCTATTCCGGCCTGGAATGGAACAGGCGTGGAATGAGTTACCAGAGCCAAAGGTGCGCTTAGATGCATTGCATACAGGCGCAGAAGAGGGCGGCGGATTCGGGGTAGTGTGGCAGGGATAGAGATGGTATCAATTCTCAGAGATTTAGGCGAACTTATACTAGAAAGTTTAATGCGGATTCTAGTAGTATTCGTCTCTTCTATCTTGGGTACATTGGCGCTTGTCTTGTTTACTGTAGCCTTTTTCGGCGGCATATTTATCGTCTTCTACCTTATTAGTTGGTTAGTTTTCGGCATTAACTTAATGTTTGGATTATAATAATGATTAGCCCTTTCGGTATTATACCTAGCGGCGTAGCTTACACTATGCTGTTATGGATATATCAATAGTAACCGGTACTTACAACCGACTCCATTCCCTGCAACGCATGGTTAACTCTGCTAGACGTTCGTTTATCGGTTTGCACGGCCTCGCTTATCAAGCGGTGATAGTTGATGGTGGTTCACAAGACGGTACTCAGGAATGGTGTTTATCTCAACCTGACATCCTACTCATCGAACACGGCAAACTGCTAGGCGCTGTCAAGGCATTTAACGATGGTGCGCTTGCTGCAACTGGCAATTATGTTATTATGGGCAATGATGATATTGAGTATGTCGGCGATTCTGTTTTAACCGCTTATGTCTATATGCAAAGTAACTCAGATTGCGGCATTGGGTGCTTTTACCAAAATCGCAATGGTCGGGACTGGCATGTTGAGGAAATGCCGTGCATAGATAATGAGCAACAAGTATCACGGCCATATGGTCAGGTGTGCATTGTCCCAAAGTGGCTTGGTGATTATGTCGGCTGGTGGGGGGATTACCTTCATACCTATGGTGGGGATAATGAGTTATCATCCAGGGTGTATGAGTTGGGATTCAAAGTATCGCCCGTACCTATGGCAAGAATCGCAGATCATGAAGTTGATGACGATCTGCGTAAGATTAACAATATCACGGGTGGTAAAGACCCTCGCGCCGTTAAAGGTCATCACCCCGACTCATGGGCCTGGGGTAGACGCTGGAAACACATGGATATGTCACCTCAGTATGTTGGCCCTATCATTCGTCACTTCCCCATAATGGAGAATCCTACACCTAAAAAACACCGGGTAGTTTATCTGCCTATCTATGAGCAGGGATATCCCGTTCAAAAAGAACAGAAGCGCGGTTTACGCGAGGCACTAGCTAAAGTTGCTGTAGTAGCTGAGTATGATTATGTTACGCGCCATGCCGAAGTAGGTAAAGATAAAGTGATTTTTGAGCTAAGGGCGCTTATCGAGAGGTTACAGCCGACTATCCTTTTAACTCAATTGCATAATGGCGCACAAATAAATGATGTGGATATTCAAGGGATTGCTAATAACTGGCCTGGCACGAAACGGGTAAACTGGAATGGTGACTTCTGGCCGGATAACTTGCTATCCGAAGAAGGTATCAAACTGGCGAAAGCCTTTGATTTACAGCTAACGGTGAATCGGAGTGCGTTAGATGACTACAAAAAAATGGGTGTTAATGCTGAGTATTGGCAAATTGGCTATGAGCCTGATGGTATTTGTGATGAGAGTAACAATTCTTTTGACGTGGTCTTTCTTGCGTCTGGCTATAGCAAAGCGAGACAAGAACTTGTTAGAAAGTTACGTAGTCTCAATCTCAACTTTGGTCTCTATGGCAATGGCTGGCCTAAAGAGTGGAGTAGCGGACAAAGCATGTATGATTTCAAAACAGCTTGCCAGTCATACCGAGGTGCAAAAATAAGCATCGGTGACTCGCAATGGCCTGATACCGGCTTTGTGTCTAATCGCGTCTTTCAGGCGTTAGCTGCTGGCAGCGCGGCACTGGCACATCAGTACTTTCGCGATATGGACAAGTTAGGCTTGGTCGATGGCGAGACGTGTATTATCTGGCGTGACTTTGCGGAGTTGGAAAAGAAAATTAGGTATTACCTTTCACACGAAAAGGAGCGTAAAGCTATAGCCGATGCCGGTGAGAAGTTGGCACTTACGCGCCATTCGTTTGATGTGCGAGTACAGGAATTACTAGGGATGTTGGATGGTGAGAAAGATGAGGGTGGTTGGCGATGGTAGAAAAACAGGTCACCAAGCTCATTAGATGTGATATGTGTAATGAGACTATTCAAGATGAAAAGGTAGATAGAATTAGAGTTCGTGGCTATGAATGGGACTTGTGCCATTATTGCCATCGTTACTTGCAGCAATCACTTACATTCCTTACTATCAAGGTTGGCTTGTCTATCGAGTATTCCTGGAGCGTAGTGGATTATGAGGTTTTAATAGATGGTAAGGAAGTTGATAAGAGATAAGCGTAAACTGAAAAAGATGAAATGTCGGTATTATTTCTGTAGTATCTATAGGCCATTTAGCTTACAATTTGCGATATGGCTATCTGGGCTTAGTCGTGAACCTACCCAGGCCGAATTAGTTAGACTGGATTCATTACAGTAGAGGATGGTTGGCGGTGGTAATCGCTTTATGTATATCTCTATTCATTGCTATTGGATACCTTCATCTTTTTACAGATGACTTGGATATTATTCAGGATAAATTCAAGATAGAGATTTATAGAGCCGGGATTGCCCTAGTAATAATACGTGGTACATTATTTCTGATTAGGGATTTATTACAATTATGGTAATTCCTAATGAGAGATACTACCGAATCCTGGAGTGCATCCCTATTGCTTGCGTAGACGTTGCCATTATTGCCAGAGGCAGTGTCCTTCTAGTCAAGCGCAATGACCTCCCCGCTAAAGACGAATGGTGGCTGCCAGGTGGCAGGGTTTACAAAGGTGAGTTAATGAAGCAAACGGCTAAACGCAAAGCACTAGAGGAAGTGGGAATCGAGTGCCACATCGGGCCGATTATTCACACGGCTGAAACAATATTCCCTGATGGGCCAAATGGGATTCCTGTTCACAGCATTAACTCGTGCTTTATGCTTTATCCAGTGGGTGACTTTATAGTTAAGCTAGACAGTCATCACGATTCGTATGAATGGGCTAACCATATCTATGAAGGACTACATCCTTACGTGGTTAAATGTTTGTTGGGTGCGGGTATAGAATAAATTTGGAATTTGTGGTAGAATAGATAGAGGCCTTTTCGCTTTTCAAAGCCAGCGGCGTTTCCCTTTGTAGGATTCGCCGCTTTTTTATTTATCAGAGGAATCAATATGAAAATAGGACTCGACTATGGTGGTGTTATCTCCTTTGCACTTGATGGATGGGCCAATACTCTCACTATAGCTAAAGGTAGGGGACATCAAATTTACCTTATCTCACATGCTCAAAAGGGCGAAGATTTACAATTGAGGCGCGACTATGCCAACTTGTTAGGTATAATAGATTTATCCTTCGCTGACTTACAGTCAGGTAGTCAAGAATCTGAGATAGCTAGACGTAAGGCCGAACTGTGTCAAGAGCATGGAATCGAAATATTCATAGACGATGATCTACACAGAGTTGAAGCAGTCGGTAGAATGTGTAACAGATGTGCTGCTTTGTACATCCCTCAGAATCTGTGGCAGGTTGGACAAAGGCTAATAGAAGGACTGAATAGTGATCAAAACAACTATTCATAATTGTGCTAGATGTGGACAGAACCATGAGGATTTAGAGTTTTTACTATTTGAGAATCCAATAGAGGATACCGATGGCACAGTATGGAATTATTGGTCTGTATGTCCTACCAACAATGAGCCAATACTGCTAAAGGTAAAACAGATTGATGATTAGCATCATAACCCCGGCCTACATAGATACTATTGAAAAACTTGAATGGCTTAACGAGATGTTAGCCTCTGTCCGCACTCAGACTCTAGCTGAATGGGAAGTCATCATTATGGATGACGCATCACCCATGCCGATAAACCTACATGACTACGATCCGCGAGTTCGCACCTTGCGAATGGTGAATCGTAGCGGCCCAGCCTTATGTCGAAATACGGCCGTAGCCTTAGCCAGATACCAGGCCATCCTGCCCATTGACGCCGATGACGTGCTGCCTTCACCTGATATTCTAAACAAGCTTTATCAAGCGTGGCTAGAGGATAAGACAAAGATAATTTATGGTGACTTGCAACGACTAGAGGTATTCGAGGGTGAGTGGAAGAGGGGCAGAGTACACGAACTACCTGAGTATAAATTCACCCGGCCCGACTTTGGTATCAATGGCACGGTTCTTGATCCGGCTGGCACAATACCTGTAAGCGGCTTGCACTCAATTGAAACTCATCACAAGGCGGGCGGCTGGAAAGCCGAATTAGATGCTGGCTTGGAGGATGTAGAATACTGGGTAGCAGCGGGTAAAGCTGGTTGTTGTGGTAAGCACATTAGTGAGATTGTTTTGCTTTATCGCAGGCACGATGAAAGCCGTAGCTCTCTTTTGAGACGAAATAAACAAGAAACGAACATGCGGAATCGAATCCGCCAAATGCACCAAGATGTATACGAAGGGAGATACCCCATGGGATGTTGCGGAGGTGGTGCGGCTTATGTGCCACCAGAAACTTACAATCAAGCAAGCGTGTCAGCGCCACTTACTCTGGATAAATATCCGGCTAGTGAAAAGGTGTGGGTTGAATATACCGGACAGAGACAGGGGAGTTTTGGCGTGGTAGGCCAGTTCACTAATTATCCTTACACGGTAGACGGCCCTAGCCACAAGATAGAAGTTCATGTTAACGACTTGCCAAAGTTCCGGCATTCAGGACGCGGCGTTGATTTCAGAATAGGTGTACCAGCGCCAAACGGCTATGCGCCTCCGGTGGTGACGGGGCCGCAACCGTTTGAGGCACAAGCGCCGGAACTGGCACAGATTCTACAGTTAGACGAGGTGGCACTTGCTGCTTGATGCCAGGGCAATAGGAGGAGTTGGGGGAGGAGCGGTGGTACTGGATAGCGATTGGGCATTAGGAGCGATTAGCCTCAATGATGTGCCTATTGGGACGGCTATCGAGTTTACGTATACCGTGACAAGCACGGCCGATGGGCAGCCGCTAGAAGGGGTGCGTGTGGTTATTACCAGTGATTCAGCGGGTCTAGTTCCGGTGTGGGCAGGAAACACAGATACATTTGGCGTGGCGAGGGATGACAATGGGAACAAGCCGAGACTGGATGCTGGAACTTACTTCTTTTTTAGAAATCGTCCGGGGTATACTTTTCAGGACCCTGACGTAGAATCTGTGGGATAGTCATGACAACTAGCGGAACTGGAACCGGCACTCCTATCTCGACTGCTCCTGCATTAGCACCTGTTAGTGCTACTCGCATTACCGAAACTACCCTTTTACCCCTGGCTAGATATGCAGAGATTATGCAAATTCATTTACCCCACTTCCAGCAAATGCAAGGTGTTAAAGCACCGATGCGAAGTGGCTGTGATGAGGTATGGGATCAGGACGCGCGGGACTTGTTAGCCTGGACTATGCAGCAGGCAGAGGAGTTAATAGCGACCGAATTGGGATTCTGGCCTGCGCCGAAGTTCATCACTAATGAGGTAATACCATTCGCTTTAACTGGAGTCAGAAGCGATTGGCAGAATGCAGAGATAGAAACACAGTGGGGTTATGTCCAAGCTTATGGCACTGAATTGCTAACGCTCAAACAGGATAATGCCACGGTTGAATACCTAGATTTGGATAATGACCCGAATGATAGAGAGGAAACGGCGGAGATTGGCAATGCTATCTATGATGATTTAACAGGTTGTTCTGACCCATGTGACGTAGCTGTATTTTTTAAGGTGTCAGATGGTGCGGAGGATGCGGCTGACGCAAGGTATGAGATTAGGCCACTTAAAATTGACATAGATGGCAGTACCATGCGGATACGCGGGGAGAGTAGCCTGTTCATTCGGCCTAGCTTGTGGAATCTAACTAAAATGGATTGCATCGGTGCGAATGATGCGCTGGCAGATGAGAATAGGTGGAAGTATGATTTTGCCCTAACTAACCTGGTTTCTCAAGTTGATGTTTACTGTCGCACAGTTAAAACGCAAACACCGGTCACGTTGCAATGGAGTGGCGTTTGTACCTGTACTTCTACCTGCGCACATACTACACAGACGGCATGTGCCTATGATACTGATATGAAGCATGGTTTCTTTATCCCAAAAGCCGCTAATTGGGATAACACAACTAATGTTTATACTGCCCCAAATTACTGGCATCCTCCCGAATCTGTTATCGTGAATTACCGCGCTGGTTATCCAACTGACCCTAAGACTTGTCGTATGAATTCTAACTTTGAACGCGCTATCGTTAAACTTACCAATGTCCTGCTACCCGAACCGCCATGCGCTTTCTGTGATGCGGCACAAGTGCGATGGGACAAGGACAGAAAATTCATTGATCCGTTAACACCCGAAGCGGCCTCTATGCCCTGGGACTTATACGCACAAGGCGCGTTGGAAGCGTGGCGCATTGTTAAGCGGTTTGCAATGGGTAGAGGGGGAAAGTTAGGCAGATAGCTAGAAGGTATTGTATATTTTTTTGTAGGGCCAAACTTGCTTACCATTTTCAAGAGTGAGACGGCCATGATTATCACAATCAATTACTCTCTCGAATGGCTTGCCATTCCACTTGTGAGGAACAATTACAACTTCGCCACCTTTTTCTTTGGCTTCTTTCAAGAAGCGTTGAATGGTAATGGTACGAATATAGCCGTCGCTATATGGAATAGATTCCACATTGTTACCAATTTCGCCCTGTCTAGCTGATGGGGTTAAAAGTGATATTCGTTTCATTTTGCTTATTCCTTTCATTTATACTATTTGCTCTATTATACTCTTATTCATTATAATTGTCAATTAGAAATTGATTAGAGTTTGACTAGAATCAAGTAGATAGACAAGTAAGCAATTTTATGTTATACTATTATTGGTCGAGACTAGGTAAAGCTGTACTAAGTGTGACACCCACTAGTTGGGTACAGCCGAAATGACCTCACTAAACCTAGCCGTAGTAAATTAAATAACAAGCCTTTTCGTCAAAAGTGACTAGCGGCGCGATTCAATTGAATCCGTCGCTATTTTTTATGCCTATCCTACTTAGAAACATCAATTCAAAGAAACGCAAAGCACAAATACTAGACCTTAACAACATTGCGCGTAAGGCAATTGAGGCAGAATTAAAAAGCAAGGTATCACCTGCGCTTGTCAAGTCTCATAACCTGGTAGTGGCTGATTGGAAAAATAAGCCGACGTTTGAGACGCGGATAGCCGTTCGTCCTGACAAGATAAGTATGACCGTCTTTCCGGCAGGTGACGCAGCCGGTATTTATGAGATAGTAGACCAGGGAAGCCCGCCACATATTATCAAGCCCGTGAAAGCTGAGTTTCTGGTATTCAGAACTGGCTATCAATCCAAAACCCTGGCACGACCAGCCAGAACGGTATCAGGTGGGGGCAAGGCTACAGGTGACATAGTACGCGCTAAACTGGTGCATCATCCCGGCAGTGAAGGCCGGTTTTTCTCTAAGCAAATTGCAGAGGACATTAAACCAGATTTCAAACGAATAATCGAAAATACATTTAAGAAAGTGTCTAGGCAATTAGAGGAGTAAGCAATGGCTGATGAACTATTACTAAAACGCGGACAGGGCAACGTGGATGTCCAAATAGGAGGGCCCGGCAATAACTGGCAGTACCTTTCAAGCTGTGCGGCTATGACTGGCCCCGAAGTACCCTTTGGTGACACTGAAACGCGCTGGTGTCAAGACCCTAAAGTGGCTGGCGCTTTTCGGCGCTCTACCAAAATCCGTACTGCTCCAGATTTAATCACTTTTGATCTAACAACCAAGCTGAATAAGATCAATCATCTTAAGCGGCTCAACTGTCCGTTCTCGCAGCGCGCCCGCTATGCCATCTGCGGTGAGCGTGAGGATGTGGCGAATTACGATCCGCTCATGCTGAATTATTGCAGCGTTGAGTTGAACTCTAAGTCTTACGAGGACTTGGTCATTACCGATCCTGGCAATGAAGATGAGATTATCATCACAGCCTCAGCCAGTGCGGATTATGAGTACATAACTGAGAAGATTACACCGGCTCGCACTGGCTCAGCAGCTACACTTGGCGACCAGCCGATTAACGATATTGAGTTTTGCGACTCACCCGATTGTGGCGGGTACTGTGGCGATCCTAGCGATGGTTGTACGATTCAATTCGGTGTAACTGATGCGGATACCGGCCCATATGCCGCACCAAATTTGGTCAAAGGCGTCAAGAATCTAAACACAGGTGCTATTACTTGGAGCAATCTTCCTATTCTTGGCATAAATGGTAATGTCGAGAATATCGAGTGTGCGGGCAAGCGCATCGGTGTTACCTCCTCTACCGATGCTGTCTTTGCGTATAATGACGACCCGAATCAGGATCAGGATGAATGGAACGTCGTCGCCTTAACTCGCACGCCTAGCACGAACCATAACGCGCTATTTGCACGAACTAGCCGGGAATGGTGGTTAGCTTGTAATGGTGGATATATCCTTAAATCGGTAGACGGCGGTATAAGCTGGAATGAGGTTCACTCAGCAACTATCACCACGCAGAACATTCTCAGCGTTTACGCTTATGACAAAGACTTAATTGTTGCCGGCGGCGCTGTTGGCGTGATGCTAATTTCCAAAGATGGTGGGCAGACGTGGGCTGATATTAGCGAGGTTGCTACCACAGCAGCCAGTATCCTTGACATCGTTATTCCTCCCAACCGAACGAAAGAAATTTACGTCGGTACGAATAATGGGCGTATCTTCCGAAGCACGAATCAAGGCGATACATTTAGCCGTGTCTCATTTGATGGTGACAGTGTGGGCACCGTAGATGACATCGACTTTTGCGGGCCATGCGCCGGTGATGTGATGTTCATTCTACATAATGACGCTGGGCCACGTGCGCGTATTCTGCGTGATTTAAGCGGCGGCGCGGGCGGTAGTGACATCGAAATCATAATGGACTACACGCAAGTTATTGGCGGCGGGATTGACCTAAATGCGATGGCTTGCTGTGGCGAGAATGAGTTAATTGCGGCTGGTGAGAATCAAGGTGGATTCCCAGTGGTGGTTAGAGTATCGTAAGGAGTTAAATGGCAAAAGCTAGAGAAGCACAAAAGTTTATCGGTGAATCTAAAACCTTATCCAGTGGGGTGACAGTTACAGTTATCCCGTTCCCCCCTGGCTTGCTACAGCGCATTAACTCAGATCATCCTGACCCTAAGCCGCCAAAGCGAATAATTGAGGTACTTGGCGGTACTGAGGAAGTGGATGATCTGAAAGATGAAAGTTACGTACTTGAAAAGGAAGTTGTTACCACGCAACGTAACTCATTGTTAGGTGAAGCGGTTATCGAATTATGCGTTGAGCTTGATCTTGCCAAGTACGCCAAAGAGATCAAGAAACTTGAAAAGTTCACGTCACCTTATTCTGATGATACCGATGAACGACGCATGCGCTTTCTGCAAGAGTACGCACTACGTACCCGTGGCGACTATGAAGTCGTTATCACCTCCGCCATAACTCAGATTGCCATAAGTGATGAGGAGGTACAGGAGCGGATAGCCACGTTTCAAACCGACATGGCACGGGGTAGCACTAACGGACATAAAGCATCCGGCACTAATGAAGTCCAGCGGGTGGCAGTGGAACAGCCGCAAGCGTGATGGTGATGTGGCGCGATGGTGGAATTATCGGACGTTGAGTGAGTTTGAGGCATTGCCAAAAGAGGATAAGCTAGACATAATTGCGCTATATGAAATAGACTGGAAAATGCAAGCAATCAACTCATACGAAGCGAACGAAGAAATGAAAAGGAATGCTAAGAAGCCTAGAAGAAAGTAAGTTCTAGGCTCTCTTTTTGAGGTATAAATTTTGGCCCTTCCGACTGTCGGCTTGGAAGCCGTTATCGCCAACTTACCCAAATTTGAACAGGGCGCTAAAACCATCACGCAAGCCTATGATGGTATCAATACTAAGGCTGATGCTGTCGGTAAAGTTACTGAGCGCATGGGACTTAAGTTTGATGAGGCTTCTAATCGTTGGCGTACAGCATCGGGTAAGTTTGCCTCAAATGCTGAAATAGCAGCAGCGGGTATTAACAAAGCTAAAGATGCGGCTGACAAAACGGGCAAGAGTTTTGTTGACTTGGGTAGTATAGCTGGCAAAGCTGGCGGTCAGTTAGTTGGCTTGGGCAGTCACCTACTTAGCCTGGGTGCTATTGCTGGTGGCGCAGCCTTAGCTGGCGTCACTGCGCTAGGCGCTGGCTTAGCTACGTTTGCCGTGGCAGGTATCAATAAAGCCATTGATTTAGACGCGCAAATGGCGACGATTGCCGCTACGATGAATACCACCAAAGAGGCAGTCGGGCCACTTAAGGATTTAATCTTAGACCTCGCCCTTGACCCTAATCTCACGGTAAACACAACTCAGGCGGCTGATGCGATTCAGTTATTAGCACAGAACGGCGTGACGGCAGCAGAGATCATGGATGGTGCTGCGGCGGCAACCGTGGCTTTAGCTAACGCAACAGGGGCACAATTCAGCACAGCGGCGGATGTCGCATCAGGTGTTATGAAGGTATTCAACATTAGAGCAGAGGACATGGGAACGGCTATTGACGGCATAACTGGCGTGGTCAATACGAGTAAGTTTACCATAGATGACTTTAGTCAAGCGTTTGCGGCAGCGGGTGGCGTAGCTGCTGAAATAGGCATCTCATTTGAGGACTTCAGCGCGGTTATAGCAGGGACAGCGACTAGCTTTAATAGTGGCTCGGATGCAGGTACTAGCTTTAAGACGTTATTGCAACGTCTTTCTAATCCAACAGATGAGAATAAGGATTTAATGGAACAATATGGTATATCCCTATTCGATGCTGAAGGTAAAATGAAGCCATTTGCAGAGGTAGTAGAATCCCTGAACGCTGCTTTTACTGGTTTAACCGACGCACAAAAAGCACAATTGGCGGCGCAGATAGGCGGCGCTGATGCGGCCAGAGAAGTATTAGCTTTAGCCGGTATGACCAAAGATGAGTTTGAGAAGTTATCAGGTAATGTTAATGACAGTGGGCAAGCTTTTAGAAGCGCGGCAACTCGCGTTGATTCTGTCAAGGGTGCTTTTGAGATATTCAGAGGGATAGTTGAGGCTGTCCAGATTCAGGTAGGTGATAAATTCCTGCCGATTCTTAGGGGGGTGACGGTGGGATTCACTGACCTAGCAAGCAAAGCAGGGCCGGTGGTAGTAGATTTCTTTGGCAGGATAGCTGCCAAGATAGCTGACTTGACTAAACTCTTTGACGAGAGAGGGCTGGCAGGGGTATTGGCCCGATTTGGCTTTACGGGTTCTCTCAAATTCTTTAGGGAATTAAGTGGACTCTTTAGCGACATAACTGGCAAAGTACCATCACTGGAAGGTATTGGAGTTATCTTTAAAGATTTGGCTAAACAGGTGTTCCCTTTTCTGACAAAGGGAGTGATTTTCATTCGTGATTTTATCGCAACCGTAACCGATTTATTTACCACGTTTCAATCAGGTGGTTTATTTGGTTCTCGCTCTGGCTCATTTGGCAGTGTGGGACTATTGGCAGCGTTGGGTATATCACCTGATATTATAACAACAATTCAAACTATCTTCGATTCCATTACTGAAGCCGCAAATGCTTTTATGTCAGGCGGCTTATTTGGCAGTGTAGGGCTAGCGGGTGGTGATGTCAGTCAAACAGGCGGCATACTGGAAATGTTAGGATTATCCGATGAAGCTGTTATAGGAATCCAAAACATATTTTTAGGGATAGTCGCAGCGGTTACAAACTTTGGCACAACCTGGCAAGCTATCTGGCCTACTATATCCGCATCGGCACAAACAGCATGGATTCTTTTACAGGGTATTTTTAATGGCATAGTTGCAACTTTAACTCCTACTATTGAACAGCTTAAAGTCTCGTTTGCTGGTGTAGGTGAGACATTTGCCAATTTGGGTATTACATGGGCAACCGTAGGGCCAGCATTGCTTCAGTCAACAGGTATTGTTTTTGCAGCGATTGGGGCAATTATACTAGGTGTTATCTCGGTAGTTGTCTCATTAGTTGCGGCGATAGGCGCTGGCGTAGCCTCTATGATTACTGTATGGAACGAACTTGTACCCAGTGTCATTACTGCTGTTAGTAGTCTAATGGTATTCCTAACGGGTGTGACAGAGATATTTAGTGGCATTATTACGGGTGACTGGACTCAAATATCTCAGGGATTCCAAATAGCATGGGAAGGAATCGCAGCAGGATTACCTGCTATAATTGCATCTATTGTTACTATATTCACTGGACTGGTAACAACGATTAGTAAAACCATTAGTGGCTTCGTTACGGCCATGATTGGATTCTGGACGGGCTTATCTGAGACTCTTATCGGGCATTCAATCATACCCGATTTAATCAATGGAATACTGGACTTATTTACCAAAACAAAATGGCTTGATATTGGCAAGGGTATCATTGATGGCATTATTAAGGGAATTAAGGAGAATTCGGCTAAGGTTCTTGAATTGATTAAATCCCTTATGGGAGACCTTCTGTCAACGGCTGCTACCGCTATTGGCTACGGCTCACCTGCCGCTGAGTTTATCCCACTTGGCGCAAGTATAGCGGAAGGCTTGACAGCCGGTATCAATTCAGGTGCGGGTGGCGTTATGGCTGCAATGGGTAATATCACTCAAGCGACTTTAGATTCACTACTTGGTGTTACTCGTGGCCTGGCCTCGACTAATAATGCTATCGGCGCGGCGGCTGATGATGTTGAGAAATTTCTTGATAGTATTGGATTAAAGGGGTCGAAGGGCGATGCTACATTAAAGATACTCAAAGATACTTTCAGAGCAAATGCTGATGAGATTCTAGGCGCTACTGATAGGGCAGAGAAGTTCAAAGAGGTGCTTGCTCGTACCGGTGTCAATTGGGAAAGGATTTTTGTCGGTGGTAGTGTTAACCCATTCGCTGGCAAGGGCGGCGGCATACTCTCCTTTTTTATCAATGCTTTTGATGAGCGCAAAACTGAACTAGAAAAAGCTCAACAGCGGATGTTTATTCAAGCTGGCAAAACCGCACTCAGCATTGGTAACAAATTAAATGACATTGTACAGGGTAGTATTGACATACTTGATACCAGGGTCGAGACGTTGCAAGAGTTAGTTGATTCCGGTTTAGAGAGTGTTAATTTCGAGGGGATGATTATCAGCGCGGTGCAAGCACAGGATTTACTCAATGCTGCGCTACAGGAACAAGCCGATATTCAAGATGACATTTTGCAACTTAAGCAGAATGAACAGAAGTTAAGCTTCCTTGAAAAGCAGCTTTCTTTAGTTGAGACGCTTAACGCTGCTGGCTTGAATGTACAGGATATTTTGGGTGGCATCTCGCTCGGTCTGGATGCCAGTATACCGGACATGATAGAAGCCACAAACCGCTTGGTTATGGCGCTGATAAATCAAGTCAATGAGGATTTGCAACTTGGCTCACCTTCTAAACTTATGGCGAAAAAGGGCATGCAAACCGGACAGGGTTTTGTTGAAGGACTTATGGCGCAAATACCCAATATAACAAATGCAATGAAGCAAGCTATAGTAGGGCCAGTTAGTGGGCCGGTGCTGAGTGGTGGGAGTAGTTCACGAGTAGTTAATAACAACTTTAACATGGCAGTGAATACGGGCGCGAGTCCGCAAAATGTCATGGCGCAATTTGAAATTGCAAGGGCAATGGCCTAATGAAAGCAGAGGACAATGCGAAAGTTACTAGCAGTTATTCTGTTTTTGATTCTAGTCTCTACCAGCTATGCACAAGAACCGCATAAAGTATATTTACCAATTATCATGAGACTTAAAGAAGATATAAAAAACTCGTGGCAGATAGTTAAGCCGATTAGCACAGTTAATAGCGTGCTTAACCCTTCCGCCGAATTAACCGGTAATTTTGCGGCTGTCGGTAGTGCTACTATCACCCGTGTTACTACCTATCAAAAGTACGGTCTCAATTCCTACCGTGTGCAAACCACCGCCACTAATACGGGGCTATCGCTAACTACTGGCACGCTGACAAATGCCACTCATTGGATGACGGCGCGGATACGTGGCAGATTACCCCGCGAGTTACGCTTCTCAATTGGCCCTGATTCCAAGAAAGCCATCTTACTTGAAAAGATAGATGATGCCTGGGCTTTGTATGGTGCGCTGTTTGGTGCATCGGAATCGAATGGCAGGACAGCGGCAAGCATCACTCAGTTCGGCACAGGCAGTGGTGACTTTTATGTTGATGGGATTCAAGTCGAAGCACAGCCAGACTGGACTACTTATGTTGACGGTACGCAAGAGGGATGCGCCTGGGATGGTGTGGATCACGCCAGCACCTCTAGCCGTAGTGGTGAAAGTAGCGCGGGCGGTATACCGCAGGACTTGTATCAAGAGTACAAGTTCTTTGTGACCAAGATAGTTGGCGCGGGTGCATCTACGCAAGAGTTAAACGTAGACTCCTACGCACTTCTACCCGGTGGTGAGATGAACAGCTTAAAGGTTCAGTCTCGCCAGTTTACGCTTATCGGCAAGTTCATCACCGATACTGAACTTGAGTTACACGATAACCGGCAAGAACTTATCAAGCTGCTAAAAACTAGCACGCCAGACCAACCGCTACGGTTGCGCTTTAACAATGCACGAGTAGAGAAAGAAATAAGCGTCTTTTATCAGGGCGGCTTAGAAGGTGACTTAGCCGCGTTCTATGGCAGTTTTGAGTCGATTGAGGATAATCAGTGGGGTGAGACAAAAGAGTTTGTAGAGAAAGCCGCGATTCAATTCTTAGCACCTGACCCGTATTGGTATGAGGTGGGGGAGAGTGCGGCGAGTCTGAATAATGCGTCAAGTAATGACTTATACACTGAACCGGATACAATTGATACTGCCACGTTTAGACTAGTGGCAGGTAGGTTAAGAAGCACCGGGCAATGGGATGCGTTAGGGCCGCCGAATGTGGCAGGAACGTACTTCGCAGTTAATGCTATTGCTGAAGATGCTACTTATGTTTATATAGGTGGCAATTTCCAGAATTTCGATAATATAGCCAATGCTGATTATATTATTCGGTATAATAAACAGACAGGAGTTTATTCGGCTTTAAGCACGGGAATGGACGGCCCTGTTAATACTTTGGCTATTGGCCCGAACGGAATATTATATGCCGGAGGTAGCTTTACCTCCGCCGGAGGAGTAGCGAATACACTCCGTATTGCTTCTTGGGATGGTGTGACTTGGGCCGCTTTGGGTACAGGAGCAAATAATGTTGTTCGTGCTTTGGTTGTTGGTCAAAATGGGCTACTCTTCGCCGGAGGCAGCTTCACTACTATTGGCGGCGTTGCGGCTAATAGGATTGCTTCCTGGGATGGTATAATATGGACTGCTTTGAGCACAGGAATGAATCAGCCTGTTTTTGCCCTGACCATTGCAGTAGATGGAATATTATATGCTGGAGGTAGCTTCACTACCGTTGGGGGAGTAGCAACTAACTATATTACTTCCTGGAATGGTTCAGCCTTTTCATCATTGGGTAGTGGTATGAATAATACAGTCACTTCCCTAGCTGCCAATCCATCAGGAATTTTATACGCTGGAGGGATATTTACTTCTGCAGGGGGTAATGCGGCAGCACGTGTTGCCTCCTGGAATGGTACAGCATGGTTGGCATTGGGAAGTGGGGCAGACGATGAGGTTCAGGCCCTAGCTATTGGTCAGGATGCAATGTTATATGCGGGAGGTCAGTTTACAACGGCAGGTGGTATTAATTTAGCTGACAGGGTAGCGCGTTGGAATGGCTATTCCTGGGCACACCTGGATCTCGACTTACCTGGGTCGCCTATTGTGACTGCTATTTTAGCTAGTAAGTATGTTGACCCAGTTATCAAGCAAAAGTACAACTTATTCTTAGGATTCGATACCACTGGCACGGGCTATTTTGGTGGTAAATTTACCGTTACCAACAGTGGCAATGTGCCTGCTTTCCCCTTAATAATTTACTTCCGTTCAGGTGGTACATTCGCTATTGTTGAGACGCTGAAGAACGAACGAACGGGTAAAGAACTGCTGTTTGATTACTCTCTGTTGAGTGGCGAGACGCTAGGCATTGATTTAACACCGACTAACAAGACTATTATATCTAGCTTTTTCGGGCCTTCGTTGCGGGCGATTCTGGCAAACTCGGACTTTGGCTCATGGGCTTTGCTACCGGGTGATAATGATGTGACAACGTTTGTCAGTGTAAGTGGTGGGCCGACGCTGACCGCATATTTGCTGTGGCGAGATACCTATGACAGTTGGGATTAAATGTCAAAGTTAAGTGTGATTATCCCAAGTAGAAATGAAAAGTTTCTACCCCAAACTATAGATGACATATTCAAGAAGGCTACAGACCCTATCGAAGTCATCTGTGTACTTGATGGGTACTGGCCCAATCCTCCCCTGAAGGAATACCCGAATCTAATCACCATTCACCGCTCAACGCCTCAAGGCATGAGAGCGGGTATCAATGCGGCGGCGGCTATTGCTAAGGGGAAGTACTTGATGAAATGCGACGCTCATTGCCTATTCGCTGAAGGTTTTGATGAAGTATTAAAAGCCGACTGTGCCGACAACTGGATTATCATTCCGCGTCGGTACAGCCTTGACGCTGAAAATTGGCAGCGATGTGAGGATAAAGAACCAATTGACGCGATGCATTATTTTTGGCCGTATGAACATCCCGACGATTTGGGATTGCACGGTAGACCTTGGATGGAGCGCAGCAGGGAGCGCAAGCATATCCCAATTGATGAGGATGTAACGTTTCAGGGTAGCTGTTGGCTTATGCACGCTGAACATTTTTATAAACGACTAGGGGGATTAAGCGAAGTTGGATTCCGTACTTTTATGGCAGAGCCGCAAGAGATCGGGCTAAAAACTCAGCTTGGGCATTGGGAAGGTAAAGTAATGCGGAACAAGAAAACTTGGTACAGTCACCTCCATAAAGGCAAGACTTATGGGCGTATGTATTTTATGAGTTCGTCTGAACGCACAGAAGGCAATGCTTTTTCATTTGATTTCTTTTGGCGGAATCGATGGACAGAGCGGGCGCATGATCTCGAATGGTTAATTGATAAATTTCCACTTCAACCCGGTTGGCCTGAAAACTGGCGGGACTATGCTCATTAGCTTCTGTGTCCCCATTCATAACCGACTTCACGACCTAAAGATAACAATACCTTACCTCATTACGGCGGCCCAAGCCTCGCCCCCTATTGAGATTGTCGTTTTAGACTATGGCTCAACTGATGGTTTGGCAGACTACGCAAAAGGGCTAGATTGTGTCACTTATCACAGATACGAAAGTGATTATTTCCACAAAGCCCACGCCTTTAACTTGGTGATTCTAGTCTCAAAAGGCAAGTACTTTGTCCTTCTAGGCGCTGACGCTTACCCGCATAGAGATTACATAAAGACTATTCGTGAACTAATCACACAGGGTTGCATTTGGATGCGAGCCAGTGAGCTATGCGGGATTTTCGCTTGCCAGCACGGGGAATTTATTAACGCTGGCGGTTATGATGAACGGTTTGAATTTTACGGGCCGGAGGATAGGGATTTAGATTTACGCTTGCAACGGCGTGGTAGTGAGTTTGGATTAGTTCCTAACGGGTTAATGAGCGTCATTCCAACGTCCGATGAGGACAAAGTAAAAAACTTTCGTCTGAAATTATCCAAGCAAGGGATGGGCAGGTTAATGCGGCCTATCTTTGAAGAGAATATCGCCAATGGCGTTTTAGTGGCTAATCAGGGGAGAGAGTGGGGGCAGTGGATCTAAGCGTACTTATCCCTAGCAGGAATGAGGAGTTCTTACTTAATACCGTTAATGACGTGTTAGCCAACATTCAGGCTGATACTGAGATTATTTGCGTACTTGACGGAAGCTGGCCTATTGAACCAATCCCAGATAGCCCTCGCATAACCCTAATTCATCACCCTACATCCATCGGCCAGCGTGCAGCAATCAATGAAGCGGCGCGGGTATCTACTGCCAAGTATGTAATGAAATTTGATGCTCATTGTGCTGTTGCCCCTGGTTTTGATAAGGTACTGCTAGAAGATATGCAACCCGATTGGACACAAGTACCCATCATGCGAAACTTACACGTATTCGACTGGGTATGTGATTGTGGGCATCGAATGTACCAGAGGCCAACGCCGGAGTCATGTCCAAATTGCAATGGACAAATGACAAAAGAGATAGTCTGGATTGCCAAGACTAATCCTCAAAGTAAAGCATATTGCTTTGATTCTACCCCTCACTTTCAGTACTTTGGAGAGTTTAGCAAGCGGCCTGAAGGCAAAGGCGACTTAACGGAGTCCATGAGCTTGCAAGGTTCATGCTTTATGATGACCAGAGAGAGATACCTAGAGTTGGAGGTATGCGACGAATCTATTGGCAGTTGGGGCAGTCAAGGAATCGAAGTCGCCTGTAAGACGTGGCTATCGGGTGGTAGGGTGATAGTCAATCATCGAACATGGTACGCACATCTGTTTAGGAAGTATGGCGATTTCGGCTTTCCGTATCCGTTAAGCGGTAAGGAAACGGAATATGCTAAAGAACAAGTTAGAGAGTTATTCTTTGAGAATAGATGGCCTAAGCAAATTAAGCCACTATCCTGGCTGGTTGAAAAGTTTTGGCCCGTACCAGGATGGACTGATGAGGACCTGAAACGAATAGCGCCAAGTAAAGCAGCAATTTATTATACCGACAATCGGCTCGATTCTAACATAATGCAAGTTTGCCAGAATCAACTTAAGCAAAGCTTAAACGGTCACAAGCTGGTATCCGTCTCACTCAAACCACTAGACCTTGGCGAGAACATCACACTAGATTTAGAGCGCGGGTATCTAACTATGTTCAAGCAGATTCTGGCTGGCTTAGAGGCTTGCATGGCTGATGTCGTTTTCTTATGCGAGCATGACGTTTTGTACCACCCTTCACACTTTGATTTTACCCCACCTGATAGAACCAAGATTTATTACAACGCAAATGTATGGCACTTAAGAGTATCGGACGGTCACGCCGTTTATTACACGGCTAAAAGGACAAGCCAACTATGCGCCTATCGAGATGTACTAATCAGACATTATCGCAAACGTGTGGCCTTAGTTGAGCAAGACGGCTTCAGTCGCAAGATGGGTTTTGAGCCTGGAAGTCATAACCGCACTGAGCGAGTGGACGATCTGAAGTCTGATACTTGGCAGAGTGAGCATCCCAATGTGGACATAAAGCATGACCAAAATTTGACACCGGCTCGGTGGAAACAAGAGGCTTTTAGAGATAAAAGAAATTGCCAGAATTGGCAAGAGTCCGATGAGATACCCTATTGGGGGGTAACTAAAAATATATTTATGGAGGTGATTTGAAATGGCAGTTTTACAGGATGTTGATAGATTTGATGTTTGGGCTGAAGCGATGCGTGAATGGAGTAGGGAAGCGCAGACGGTTGGGGTAAATAAAGCCGATCTCAGGGTGGCAGTAAATGCTATCGACGATTGGGTAAATATAAACGCTTCCGCCTTCAATGCGGCCATTCCGCAGCCGGCACGTGCTGCACTAACCGCACCACAAAAAGCATTGCTGCTCATGTACGTCATTCAAAAACGATCTGCGAAGGGGAACTAACTGATGACTACTACCCGATGTATAGGAACGCCCTATTCTGCTGAATTTCCAGCAGCTAATTTTCCGCAATTGCAACTGGTCAACCGTCGTCCAGTTTTATCTTTTGATGCGGCCACAGATGAAACGACTTACTGGACCTTCGTCGCTTGGCAGGGGCTAACCGGCACAATGACTCTTATTATTAGTTACATGATGGCTTCTGCTGTAGCTGACGAAGTTGGCTTTCAGGCTCAAATTGAGGCCGTTACCGATGGAGACGCGACCGACCTTGACGCAACAACCTCATTTGATAGCGTCAATAATTCAGCCTCTGTCACCGTACCGGCTACAGCCGGCTATATTGACCAAATTTCAATCACTATGACTAATCAAGACAGTATCGCAGTGGGGGATTATTTCCGACTTTCGGTGAATCGTGATGCGGATGGATCGGCCATCACCGATGATGCGACGGGGGACTGTCACATACTCGCAGTTGAATTGAGGGACGCAGCATAAATGGCAGTTCGCTTCAATGCGTCAGGTGAATACCTACAATTGACAAGCGGGGTATTCAATAATAATACCGCCTATTCGTACTGTTTTTGGTTTTTCTATCCGACAACTTGGACCGCAAACAGGGTTGTGGTATCTGTTGATGCGGGTGTATATGATGCCAATTTTGATTTTGTCTTTACTCGCCCTGATGGATTTCTGGCTATCCATGATAGTATTGGTGGATACGGTGAAAGCTCAAGCGCGTTCGCGGTAAACACTTGGTATCATTTGGCCGTTGTTCGCTCATCGGCCACAAATATAAAGTTGTATATCAATGGTGTTCTTGAAGCAACAGATACGGGGGATGTTTCGGCCCGGCCTGTGGCTACTCGGTTCACATTAGGCAGTCAAAGTGCCAGTCCATACGACTCGTGGGATGGCCGGATGGCTTATTGTAAAGCCTGGACCGCAGAACTGACCGCTGCCGAAGTTTTACAGGAAATCTATGTAATCAGACCGGTCAAATTCGATAATCTTTATGGATTTTGGCCGCTCTTTCCTGGCGCGGCGGAACGACTGATTGATTACTCAGGCAACGGGCGCAATCTGACGGCTGGCGGCACGCTAACCGATGAAGACCCGCCGCCGGTCAGCTGGGGAGCGGGTCTATCTTATTCTCAATTCGTAGCAGGTGGTAGCCCCAGTGCCTCAGTATCTCCCAGCGTTTCCCCTTCAGCCAGCGTCAGCCCGTCCGTTTCGCCTTCGGTCAGTCCCTCCGTCAGTGTTAGTCCGTCTGCCAGCGTAAGTCCGAGCGCTTCGATTTCGCCATCGGCATCCATCAGTCCAAGCGCATCTGTTAGCCCTAGTGTTAGCCCATCAATATCACCAAGCGCATCGGTTTCGCCCTCCGCTTCTGTCTCACCTTCAGTTAGTCCATCAATTTCTCCTTCTGCTTCAGTTAGTCCAAGTGCGTCGCTTTCGCCATCAGCATCCCTGAGTCCGAGTGCCAGTGTTAGTCCTTCGATATCGCCTTCGGTATCTCCCAGTGCCAGTGTATCGCCGAGTGCCTCAGTAAGTCCGAGTGCTAGTGTCTCACCTAGTGTCTCGCCTAGTGTAAGTCCTTCTGCCAGTGTTAGCCCGTCAGCATCGGTATCTCCTTCAATCTCGCCATCGGCTTCGGTTTCGCCATCGGCGTCGGTTAGCCCGTCCGTTTCGCCATCCGCCTCAATCAGTCCTTCAGCCAGTGTTTCGCCTAGTGCTAGTGTTTCGCCATCTGTTAGCCCATCTGCCAGTATATCCCCCTCTGCCTCGGTTAGCCCGTCGGTTTCACCATCTGCTAGCGTGAGTCCATCTACTAGCGTCTCACCAAGTGTTAGCCCCAGTGCTAGCGTTTCGCCATCGGCGTCGGTATCGCCTTCAGCCAGTGTTTCACCTAGTGCTAGTTCACCTTCAGCCTCAATTAGTCCTTCTGCTAGTGTTTCCCCCAGTGCCAGTGTAAGCCCATCGGCTAGTGTCTCGCCTTCAGTTAGTCCATCTGCTAGCGCCTCGGCGTCGGTTAGTCCGAGTCCCAGTCCAGGGCCAGCCGGGACTGCTATTCGTATTTCTCCTGTTAGTAGAGTTGGTGCAGGTTCCTATGAGATATGGCTGACAAGTGACACGGGTTCACGGTTGGCACATCTGACTACTATCACGGCCCTTACCGCTTCACGGGTAGTCAATGGCGTAGGCTGGTTTGCGTTGAAAATGCCGCTGTCATTCAACATTAACATGATAGCTGTAGATAGGATGATTCAAATATGGCGACAACCACGCGGTGGGGTGATGTCGCTGTGGCGGCCTTACTTTTTGCGCAAATGGGTATTTTCGACCGAGGGGAGTAAAGAAATTGTGACGATGGAGGGACCATGCGTAAACGATGTGCTGCGGCGTAGAATCATAGCGGCTTATAGTGGTTCAGCGCAAGCCAGTAAAACAGATTTTGCCGATGATATGATGAAGGAAGTTGTAACTCAGAGTATAGCCGATGGAGTTGCACCTGTGCCAGCAGCAGGTACGCGGGTATGGAGTAATTTCAGCATACAAACTGATGCAAGCGCCGGGCCGACAATTACCAAGTCGTTTCCATTTGATACGCTTCTAAGTGGCTCAGGCAACGGTGTACTACCCGTATTAGCGCAGGCAGCGCGCGAGGCTGGTACTGAGGTGTTTTTTAGTGTTGAACCTAATGCCGTTACGGGTAGTAGTTTAACCTTACAATTTCAAACCAAGATAAGCCAACCAGGGCAGGATGTAACTAGCTTTGTGGTATTCGATCAAGCACGGGGTAATATGCGTGAACCGTCACTTGAATATGACTATTCCAAAGAGGAAAACTATATCTATGCTGCTGGACAGGGTGAAGGTACGGCGCGGAATGTACAACAGGTGAGTGACAGTGACCGCTATCTTTTAAGCATCTGGAATCGCTGTGAGGGATTCGCCGATGCGAGAAATCAGACAGCTGACAATGGGGTAAGGGAAGCGGGCCGGGCAGCATTAGAAACGGGTAGGCCACGTATACGATTCGCTGCTACGCCGGTTGACACAGCTGGTACACGATTCGGCATAGATTGGGACTTTGGCTATAAGGTGCGGAGTAGGTATAAGAATGTGGAATTTGATACGATTATTCGTGCTGTGACTATCTCGCTTGATGGTAATAGACGCGAGACGATTCAGGCGCGTTTGGATTTTGAGGGATTGGTAAGTTGAGTGAACTGGAACTAATTAAACAGATTGCTAGATTACAACGACAAGTTGATGGCCTGATTAAGCCGGAAGTACCTACGGGCCTGTTTAATCCTGCTACAAGTCTATGGCAAACCTGGACGCTGGTTATTACTCAGGGCGTTGATGTTACCCACTCACCGACATTTGTGAGGTATTTCCGACTTGGTGATCTTGTGGTTGCAGCAGCCAGAACGACGGTATCGAGTTCGGGAACGGGCGGGCAGCATATCCTGATTACTGGTATGCCCGCCCGTGTGAGCGCACATGAAACTAGCACCAGTGCGGTTGGAGTAGGTGTAGTTCGTGTGGTGACGGCATTGACTTATCATGAGTGTACTGTGATTTTTGGCACGACCGGGTTGGCTTTTGTCGATGGTTCGTCTAATAACTTCCTTGGAGCTAATCCTAGTGTTCAATTAGTAAGCGGCTGGACAATCGGATTTACGATTGCGTATGAGGCTGAATAAGTTTGATTACTGATATAGCAGAGAAGCAAGCTGCCGTGGATTCACATCTCACTCAATTTGGGACAATCCTCTAACCGCTTCGCCATGTGCTGTAAATTGCGTTTTACCTCTAGCCGTGCCTCAATGAACTGTGCGTCAAAGTCGGCTTTCAGTTCCAGCGCATGGGGTTGTCGTGCTATGATTTTGGCGAGTGCTTCTATTTCAGCTTTTAATAATGGCGTTTTGTCAGACATTGTTTATCTCCTTATCATAAAATGGGGTAGTGCTGCCCCAGTACACACACTACCCCTATCATCAAAACCGGCATTGTCACCAGGGGAGTTTCCTTTCATACTAATCGCTGCCGGGTAGGATGCTACTTTTTTTGTCAGGCTTTTCGGTTAAGCTCAAACCCACTCGTTCAAAATGTGGCTTGAATGTTTTCAACATAGCTAATAGAACGCTGTAGTCTCTAGCGATTCCTTGGGCATGTGCCAAAGTATATTGTAAATCATCTATAAGTTTTTTACTTGCCATTTTTCCTCATTACTAGGATGATCTCACAATCTATCGCCAGTTCAGGATGCTTCTTTATGTGGAGTAATCTAAAGAAGCTTTGTCTGCGTACTACCTTCTTTTGTTTCTCACCTTCAAAGTCATAGTTAGTCCCCTTATCCTCGGTCTGCCATGCAATGATAGTCTCGATATGTTCAAAACCGCAAACCTCGCAGAGTTTAAGCCATTGGAGGTCAAATTCAACCACGACTCCAGCCTTCACGAATCGCTTAACTACCCAAAAACTGTAAGCCCCTGGCCGAAGTAGCTGATAGCATTGCAATAGAATCTCTTTACTCGCAGCCCAAAACGTGACCGGATTCTCATTGGCTATCTGGTTATCAGCATTGCCATACCTACCATTTTTACCACGTCTACCAGCTATATTAGTACCTTCATTACCCCAGTTATCTTGACCAACTGAACCTAACGAGGGATGGCCCTTCTCCCCTTCACCATAGGCCGGACTCGATACCGCACTATCAAACCCCTTCATCGGCAAATGGTCTAAATTATCCTCACTGTCACCTGTACCGCGCTTCATCCCTCCACTACTACGGTCAAATAGCGCAGGATCAATGCCGTTGCGTGATGCGTCACCACGACCGCCAGTGTTGCCGGCGAAGCTAGGGCTTGATACGGATAGGTCAAAACCCTTGTCGGGTAGGTTGGCAAGCTGTCCATCCTCTTTACCATAGTCACCAAATAGAGACTTCGAGAATCTACCACCAGATGTCTGGTTATCATCCTTAATTTGTTGGCCTAGGATACCTTTATCACTATCGCCACCAGCCAGGTTACTGGCAAATGGTGGCGATCCTATGCTAACATCAAACCCTTCATCCTTCATCGTACCTAGTTGGCCGTCACTGGCGCCATAACTACCCGTTAGATTCTTATCATTGCGGCGTTTATCATCCCTAAAAAGCCCCCCTCGTTTATCAGGATCATCAGACCCGATGGAATCGGCAAATGGACCGGAACTGATAAGTGAATCAAGTGAACCTTCTTTGAGTGAACCTAGCTGACCGTCTGCTTGACCATACCCTACACCTATAGCTTTTGCGGCGTTCTCGTCTGGATTCCCTGCTTTAATTCGAGAACGCCGCAAGGCATTCCCGGCTGCGCCTGGCCCTTCACCCCCACCGCCGCCAACATCAGTATCAATATACGGCGGTGATGCTATCAACGCGTCTATGTCACCGGCTGGCATGTTGCCAAGTTGGGCGGGGGTATAACCATATCTCGACTGCGCTAAGCTTACCAGACCTTTTTTTACGTCAATATCTCTAACTTGATTACTCTTGTGGCCTAGACCTTCGCTATACGGCGGCGACGATATGCTACCATCTATTTGCTGATGAATTATTGTACTCAGTACCCTGGAATCCCCCTTAAGCAGAACAGGATAAGCTACTACCAACTTGCCACAGCCTGGGCAATAATTGCCCTTATTCGGCTTATTCCAACTAGCCAGCGCATGCGCTTTTATTTGTTCTAGTAGATCATCAGGATTCACTTCAGCTTGTGTAAACATACTAACCTGTGGGGATTCCTCTTGCGGCCTGGTAGCATATTGTCTCAGCAGGTCAAGGTATTCATGATCGTCACATACACACCAAAAACGCTCGCACCATAGGGCAAAGTTTTTGTAAGCATCCTTATAGAATTTGTCCTCTAGTTCATTACCAAGCCAGATGAGTCCAGAATTGACAGCATAAAATGAGCCGAGTCCGACGCCGCCGAATGGGTCAAGGACTCTATCACCGCAAATTGTGATTTCATCATTTTCTTTTAGTGGGGATTGAATATGCAGAGTAAGGTATTCTTTACTTCTTAACCACGCTTGTTTTCCAGGTTGGGAAAAATATGGATACTGCTCTGTCAAAAGCAATATCAGCTTCTCCGTGACAGGTAGAGCATAGTACTGCCAAGTTATCTCTTGCGTGACTATGGCTATATCTGTAGGGGATTTTGTGATGGACTTGAAGAAATCTGGTTGAGCCGCAGACTTCGCAACATCCAACTTCTTCTCTAAGTTTCTCGCTAAGTTCTTTCCACTCAACTCCGTAGTATTGTTTATTGATTCCGCCTCGCCACTTCCAGTGGGCAGATCCGCTAATTCTTGGCATATAAGATAGTATAGCAGACCTTTAGAAACTTGTAGAGTCACACCAGATTGAATATATCCCTGTTCTAGCGCATACTCATAGATACGACGAATGAGACCATGTGAGAATTTGGCAGGGTGCGATATTGCAGAGGGGGATAGAAGATCATTCCACCTGGCAGCGTAGAGTCCGTGCCATTCGATAACGGGTTTATCTGACATTATTCATCCCCTAAGTTCATCCCAATATGCTTTGTCTCTCATTCGTTCATAAGCATATTCGGGCACTTTATGGCCGGCATCCCTGTGCTTGTCCATGTGGGCTATAACTTCCTCTGACGAGCGGAGAGTAACAAATTCATCGGTCGAGCTACGGAGTTCACATCCGCAGCATTGCCAATTATCGTCGTCAATTAAAATTATGTAAATGTCTGATGATACTGGGGACTTCCTAACGATTGACATTTAGCACCTTGTCCAATTCAGCTTGTCCTAAAGGACTGCTTAATGTTTATGCGATATTGCCAGTTTGCCATTTTTCGACTCCTTATATTTCCTCTGAATATCTAAAACGATTGATTTATAAAATGAACTTACGGGTAACTTGCGACCCGATTCAAGTTCATATTTGGTTACGTCGGCCAAGATGGTGGATTCGAGGGTTGTCATACGAACCTCGTAAATACCACTTTAATGCCTTCGTTGCTATAATTGTGATGATTTTTAATATCGCTTTGCCTGGCTTTCCAACCGTCAATTTCAAATGGTTTTAGTGCTTCTTGTCGTTGCTCATCAGTAGCGAAGTACTTATCTTTGAGTGGTACAATCTCGGTTTTACTTTCGCTTGTCATGCCTACATTCTGAGCGTATAATTCAAATTCGCAATCAATATAGCCAAATCCAGTTATGACTTTAGCAAAGTTCTCTAGACTCATTCTGATATCTAAGAAATTCACACCACTAGAATCGTCCTCTATTCTAAGGCGAATAAAATCAGGTTCTCGATTGCTAGTTGTCCGACTAATTGTTATTTTGCCGTTCATAGTAATTCCTCAATTTCATTTCGTGTCAGCTCGCCATAAATCTCGATTAGACTGATAAGCTTGTCGAGTTTGGCTTGGTTATAGGAGAGGCCAGCGACGAAGCCAGCGTTGAAGTCAATATAACCGCTATTGGTGCGTTTCATTCTAGCGGTTACGAATGGTTGGTCTTGGTGACTTTCCCAGGCCACTTGTTTAGCAACTTTTTCGCTATCGGTTAATTGTTTAGTCATTGCCTATCACTCCGTAATAAAAACCCGATTCCCCTACCAGTTTAACTAGAGTACCCTTCGACTTAAGCGCATTACGCCACGTCTTGGCTGTTCTCAGCGTCTTGCCTTGCGCTTTAACAACTGTTCTAATGCCATTTAGACTATGTTTGCATAACGTATGACAGTGACCATTGCCTTTGCATTGGACTAGCAAGCCGATTTCCAGGATTAACTCACACTTTACGCTGTAAATAATTACCTTGTGGCCGTCAATTACTTCTTTGCCAGTGGGGATAATTGTTTGCTGATAGTTCAATTCAGGTGAGGTGAGTGAGCGGCAAGCAGTGACGTGCTTATGACCGCAGCCGTTGGTCAAGCAGATAGTGGTAACTATCTTTTGTGCTTTGACGGATTGATTTTGGAGAGGTGTCATTTATTTTATCCTTTACCTCATCAGTACCGATTTAGTTCAGTAGACCCCTTGCAGGGTTTCGGCTTAGTTAAATTTCTTGCTTGGCCGATTCGACCATAAAACCGAGTCACCGCTATATCTCTTGCCGGTGTGGTGTGGCTGATAGGCTATCAAAACCCACTCACCACGAGCAATGCCGGTTCGTATTTGTCCGACGATATTACCATCAGCATCGTAAACGAGGCCGCCATTATCATTACCCCATTTGTAGCCGATAATCTTGCCGCTTGCCAGATGTTCTACATCGAAGGCCTTGTCATCATTCATTTTCGTTAATCCTTTGCCCGCGGGCTGGGTGGTTAGCGGGCTGTCTCTAGCAACTTGAATAATTGAGCAATGATGGCGGTCAACCGGGCCGACTCGACTTCATCGGCATAGTTGCGGGTTTTCTGTAAACCTTCTATTTTGCGGAGGATTTGATCCGTGGTCATTTTCGTTAGTCCCTTGTGAGTGATAATCTAAACTTATGAGTACAGTATAAGCGATATTGCTAAAATCTGTTAGCTAAATCGGTATTTGAAAGGGCCAAGATCACGGTGATTCAATGGAGTTTGATGTTGAGAGATACGGGTTTTCAAGTATTTGCTGTTGTTTCAACATTCGCATTAAATCGCGCTCTTCCAAGCGCAAGTTGATAATTTTGAGCCTCAACTTACACAGCTTATCTTGCAATGGATGGGCATGAACTTGCTGGCAGAGAGGGCAGATGGTCATCATTTAATACTGCCCTTGATGAACTTCTCTATTTTAGCAATTTGGCTAATGAGGCTTTTGACCTCTTTTTGCCATTTGTTAACCGGGAAGCAATTTGAATGGCTATTCTGGCTAAATGAGGGGTTGATGTAGCTAATCTCAGACAGCATCGCGCTTAAGGCTTGATGAGCGTCACTAGCAAAACCATTGGGGATGTAGTTCATTTCTTTGCCGTCTTCCCATACTAGCAAGTCATAGGCAGAGGTAAGGAAACTATGCAATTGGGTGTTAGCTTCATCAATATTAGCTAACTCTTGGTTGATTTCGTTTTCGCTGTACTCACTGCGGGTTAATAGTAACTGCCAGTAAGTGGGGTTAGTTTCTTTGATGGCTTGAATTTTGTTTTGGGAAGGGCCGTAAATCTGCATTTCAAATCTCACTTTCGAGACTATCATATCACACATCCCGAAAATCTCTATGTTGATTCGATAGAAAAACAGGCCAATTAAATGTTGGCAAGCGCCAATTTTCGGGAAAAGTACGTTTAATCAACATTTCGTACCTTCGTACCTCTCGTACCAGATGCAAAGTACAGTCAGTACGGGCATTATCCTATGGGGTACGGCTGAATCTAGCCAGGATTTTTCGCACTAATTCGACTTGCTTGCCGCCGTCGCTATTATAGACTTCCCTGGCAATAGCTTTGTCATCCTGATTCCCATTGTCCCATAGATCCAAAATGGCTTGCTGTTTGGGGGTTAGAATAACCTCACTCGATTCGGCTTCGATTATCTCGCCAGTCAGGATGTCATCTAGCTTAGTTGGGACGTATTCAACTGAGGCAGTCAATTGAGGCAGAGGCAAATAAGGTACAATGAACTCGCCTAGCTTTTCAGTAGAGGTATGAGCAAAGGCTAGATACCTACCACTTGAATCCTTAGCCAGTCTCAGTTGCAAGAATCCGTTGATAGTTTTATACCGGCCATCCAAGCCTAAATCACTGGCTAGGTTGGTTTGAGTAGCGAAGATCAGGCTTATGCCATACTTGCGGCTCTGTCTTACCATCTTGGCTATGAACTGGCGAGCTATATCGTTCTCAGATACTATCTCTGTCCACTCGTCGGTGATAACGGTTATGCGTTCAAAGTTATCCTCAGTAGCTTGTCCGGTGCGTAAATCCTCTACGTTTTTATTCAGTAAACTGAATAAGGCAGAGATGGCAGCATTTACTTTTTGGGGTGTATCCATTCTATCCAAGCCTTCCCATTTAGAAGGATGCTCATGGGTATCCAGAATCAAGACACGATTGCCGGCCATTTTGCGCCGATGTG